CTATTCGCATGCGTCCAGAAGAGCATCAAGGCGGTCCACGTCTCTCTTTTCACGAGCTTTCGTAACGTGTAGATAAATCGCCCTTGTGACAGCGCTCCCTTTTTTATGCCCAAGTTGCGCTTGTATTGTATCTAAGTCAGCGCCAGCTTCAGCCATCAAACTTGTATAGGTGTGTCTTAAACTGTGTGGGGTCAGATTTGACGGTAGATTAGCACGGGATAGAGCCCGTTTCATTTGCTTTGAAACAAGGGTGGGATATAAAGGGTACCCTGCCCGTGCTTTTTCACAAACAAACAGGAATTGTCGTTCCTTATAGAAATCATTGCCTTTTGAGAAGGCGAATGCCTTTCTCCAAACAATTTGCTCTTTAATTACCGAAATAGCCCTTTGGCTCAGGTGTATTATCCTGTCAGAAGATTCATTCTTAGGAGAAGTTAGTTGATACTTAACAATGCTTGCTGGCGCATATCTCGTTTTCGAGATATTTAAGTACACTTCGTCGGAAAAATCCTCTACGAACAATGAAGATAATTCTCCCAACCTCATACCTGTATATGCCAACAAAGCGAACACACGACGAAATTGTGAACCTTCAACAGCGGCAAGAAACTTTATCAGTTCATGTTTTTCTAAAAATCTAGGTAGTTTTTTTGAGGCTTCCCTCTCTTCGAACGTCTTGGTTTTTTTCGGAATGAAGGCATGCTCGGCTGGATTGGATTTTATTTTCCCCTTTTGAACCGCTCGTAAGAAAACTCTCTTGGCAACTCCATGCATTGACGAGAGCGTATTAAAGGAGTGAACTATTGATAATCTGTGTAATACTTCTTGGTAAATCTCCTCAGTTACTTCCTGAAGGTTCAACCCTCCGATCTGTGATTTTAACAGCCCCAGCATGTTGGCTCTTTGATTGATGGTAATCTCTTTTACTCGACCTGTTGAAGCATACCAATTCAACCAGTGGTCGCACCAATCCGCGACCGTATCTTTGAGCTTGTCTACGTACGTTCCAAGTAATTTCTCGGCTTCGATCCGGCGCCCTTCCTTTTCGGCCTCTCTTGGAGTAGCGAAACCTACACTTTCTTTCTGGATACGCTTACCGGACACTGGATTCTTGATACTATAACGGTAATGGTACTTGCCGTTACGCTCGCGAACATTTGTAGGAAGTTCTTTCTCTTTTCCTTTCCTCGGTTTGTTATTTGAAGAATTATTTGATGGATTTTTTCTGGCCATTTTTTCATTTCACCTCCTTTCAATAATAAACAAGAACGTATGTTCTGTTATTGGCGTATACAAACTACTTGCAGCAAAAAAAATGTATCTGCTGCAAGAGCATGATGTACCGGGGATACGCTATTTTCTTTTTGATTTAATATATTTTGCGTATTCTAATATTTCCTTCATCTCTTCCTCAGTATAATATTCATTTTCCAATTGAGCCGCGATAAAACGTGAGGCTTTAATATCATCGCTATCCATGCCGCCTTCTTCGATAATATGACTTTTCTTTATGCCGAAGCGGCGGGCAATCTTTTCGATCGCACCCATTCGAGGCTCGGAGAGACCGCTCTCCCATGCAGAAACAGCTTTGTTAGTAACGCCAGCAATCTCGGCCAATTCTTGCTGCGTAAGTCCGTATCTCTCCCTTAATATCTTGATATTATCCTTAATCGCCATCATTGCACCCTCTTAGTCTATTTAATTTAGATTATACGTTCAAAGTAGAAAAAAATCAACATGAAAGTCAAAATAAAATAGATTTTGTAGTTGACAGTCTAATTAAATTAGATTATTATTGCCTTAACATCATCGCTAAAGGAGGGATATCATGGAATTAACCATGAAAAAAGCACGGATGCTTGCAGAATTAACTCAGAAAGATGTGGCCGAAATGTTAGGAGTGCATGTTCATACTTATGTTAAATGGGAGCGAAATCCCGATGAAATAAGTATAGGAACAGCAAAGCAATTTTCTCGAATTGTGAATGTCGACTTCGAGGAAATTTTTTTTGATAAAGAGTCTAATTAAATTAGACTTTTTAAAAAAATCAATGAAAGGATCGATTTATGTGGAAGCTAACAAATTGTCGCCGACCCTTAACGTTCGAGATGCCGCAGCATACCTCAAATTGAGCAAAGCTACAATCGACCGAAGAATTAGCTCTGGTGAACTGAAAAGCTATAAAAACGGTAAGCTGCGCCGGATTGCGCGCGAAGATCTCCTGGATTACGAGGCTCGCTTAAAAAGTAATCAATCAAAGAAGGAGGTGGACAAACCTGGAAAAAGGGCAGGGTTGGGTGTCAGATGAGCTTCTTGAGCGACTTGGAAATTATTTTGTTCATTTTCGAATTTTAGATCGCTACGGCATTACGTTTGAGCAATTCATTGAGAGATGGAGGGCGGGCATATGGGAAGCTTATCTAGCTGCATGAGATATGATTTCAAGGCAGCTCGGGAACGGCGCGAACAATTGGTTACGATGTATCGTTCAGGGCGTCGGAGTAATCCAGACGATCCGGAATGGGGCTGGGATATTGTTGCTCTCATAGAAGAAATCGATCGCGAGATCGACGAGGCACATGCCAAAAGAGCCGCCGGGCAGGGCGACTCCATGGAAAAGCAGTTTGGAAATTTAATTACGCCTATTGTACCCCACTGGGGTGGATCAGGCAACAGCTTAAAGGGAGGAGATGGTGATCCTGTTTTATGAAAATCACCGCCGAATGGCAGAAATTCATTTTCAGGCTATGAAACTTGGCAGTTACAGTCGTCTCCCACTGAATGTTCATGTGGAGCTGCGGCGCTGCATGGAAGCCAATGCGAAGTTAATTCTTAAAATCGATCAACTTAATCAACTCGCATTTCATGCTCATACGATTGGCGACACTGACTGGGAACGAAACATCTTAAATGAAATTGAAGAAATCAAAGCAAAAGGAGAGGTTGAGCATGCCTAAAAAAGCTACGGGAATTATTCGAAGAGTCGACGATCTTGGTCGAGTTGTTATTCCGAAAGAATTGCGCCGAACGTTCGGAATCGAAGAAGGCGATGCATTGGAAATCTTTACGGATGACCAGGAGATCATTTTGCGGAAATACGCGCCCGGTTGTGTTTTGTGCGGGTCTACTAGCACTGTGGATGCTTTACATAATAAACCGGTGTGCGGTGAGTGCATTTCCCAATTAACAGCTCGTGCTTGATCCTATCTGGCGAGGGCCCGCTGCGGCGGACCTTCGGAGATGCGATCAAGCATCAAATACTCGGAGAGAAGGAGGCGCACCTTAGAAGATTCGCTTAAACGAAAGTGACCCGCCTGCCAGCGGGCCAGAAAGCATTCATCTTGCCGCCATAATAGCATGGTGGCGAAAGAAAAACAAGGAGGAATCATTCAACTATGACCGTACAGATCAACATTACTGGAGAGTCTGCCCACGATGCTGTGAAGGAGTTAGCAGCGCTTGCTTCGCACATTTCACCTAATTTTACTTCTGCTGCGCCGCACTTTGCAGCTTCGGGAGCTGTCCCTGTTCCTGTAGCAACTCCTACACCGCAGTCCGCATCGATGGCTCCGCAGCCGTCAGCCGTGCCTGTGTTCGCGCCTCAATATCCGTCGAATGATCAGCTGCAATTCGTCTCACAAGCACACCCGGCGCAGCAGCCTGCTATGGCGCCGCCGACGCAGCCAGGTTACGGCCAGCAGCCGCCAGTGCAAACGGGAGCGGTCCCGACGACCGGTATGGCTCCGGACCAGTTACCATCTCAGCAGCCACCAGCCCAGACGGCCGTCCCGACCGCAACGCAGTCCTATACGCTTGAGCAGCTGGCGGTGGCGGCGACTCCTCTCATGGATAGCGGCAAGCGAGCCGAGCTTGCGCAGCTGCTGCAGCAATTCGGGGCGCAGTCGTTGACACAGCTGGCAAAGGAGCGTTACGGAGAGTTCGCTACTGCGCTGCGCGGGCTGGGGGCTCGGATATGACACAGATTGCACACGCCGATCGTGCGCATGCGCTGCTTGCTGCAAGCGCAGCGCACCGCTGGCTGATCTGCACGCCAAGCCCCCGGCTTGAGGAGACTCTACCCGACACCGAGAGCGAGGCGGCCAAGAAGGGGACGTTGGCTCACGAGATTAGCGAGCTCAAGCTGCGGAAACATTTTATCGAACCGATCGGGCCAAGGAAATTTGCGGCCGCATTGAAAAAACTCAAGGCGGACCCCTTGTATGATCCGGAAATGGATACGACGACCGACGCCTACCTGGAGTACGTGCAGTCTGTTGTTCATGCTTTCAGCTCGCCGCCCTATATCGCGATTGAGCGCCGGGTCGATTACAGCGCCTACGCCCCACAGGGGTATGGTACTTCCGATTGCATCATCATCGGCAGCAGGCAGCTCCACGTGATCGATTACAAGCACGGGAAGGGCGTGCCCGTTGACGCCGAAGATAACCCGCAGATGAAACTATACGCACTCGGCGCGCTGAAAGCCTATGAAATGCTGTACGAGATCGATACGGTGCAGTTGGCCATCTTCCAACCGCGGGTGCGGGATCAGCCTTCCGAATGGACACTTTCAGCAGCCGAATTGCGGGCTTGGGGCGAGTCGATCAAGCCGGTCGCGGCAAAGGCGTACGCTGGCGAAGGAGAGTATGCCGTCGGCGAGCACTGCGGGTTTTGCCGGGCCAAGGAGATGTGCCGCGCCCGGGTTGAGACACTACTGTCGGTTGAGCAGTACGTGCCGATGAAGCCGCCTTTGATTAGCTGGGAAGAGGCGGCGGAGGCGCTGCGGCGTGCCGAGGGTATCGTTTCTTGGTACAACTCGCTCAAGGAGGCGGCGCTTGCCGAGGCCCTTCGTGGCGGGGACGTGCCCGGCTGGAAGGCCGTCGAGGGCCGGGGCTCCAGGCAATACACCGATATGGACGCAGCTTTTGCACATCTGCAGGCCTGCGGCATCGATGAGGCTCTTTTATACGAGCGCAAGCCGTTGACGCCGCCGGCCGTAGAGAAGGTGCTGGGCAAAAAGCACTATAGAGAACTGCTGGAGGAGACCGGTCATGTGGTCAGTAAGTCAGGCGCGCCAACTTTAGTTCCGGTTAGCGACAAACGGACAGCTATATCGGACAAAATTGATCCGGCTGCCGTATTTGGCGGGGACTCGGGTGCTTAAATAATGGGAGAAATAGCGGATTATCACATTGATCAAATGACATCGGGCCGCTGGTCTAGTGGCAAATTCAATCATGGAGGAAAACGACATATGACAAACCAATTTGAATCGACAACAGTAACTACGGGACAAGTAAGACTTAGCTACGTGCATCTTTTTCAACCCCATGCAAACCAACCAGGCCAGGAGCCGAAATACAGCGTCACCATTCTGATTCCGAAAAGCGATATCGCAACCAAGCAGCGGATCGATGCCGCCATTCAAGCAGCGATCAACAAAGGGGTATCCGGCTTATGGAACGGTGCGCGCCCGCCTCAACCGAAAATGCCAATTTGGGACGGCGACGGCGTACGTCAGAACGGGGAGCCTTTCGGACCGGAGTGCAAGGGGCATTGGGTGCTGACGGCCAGCAGCAAACAACAGCAAGCTGTCGTCGACGCAAACCTTAACCCGATCATCAATCAATCGGAAGTTTACAGCGGTATGTTCGGCCGGGTAAATCTAAATTTCTTCCCATTCTCCAATAGCGGCAACCGCGGAGTAGGTGCGGGCCTCGGTCCCGTGCAGAAGCTTGCCGACGGCGAGCCGCTCGGCGGACGGATTAGCGCGGAGCAGGCTTTCGGCGGCAATGGCGGGGGTGTAGGGTATATGCCGGCGCCGGCCCCAGCTCCGAATAGCTGGGAGCAAACAGCGCCGCCGCAGCAGCAGTACAGCCAGCAACCGTCTGCGATGCCGCCGATGCAACCGGGCTACGGCCAACAGCCGCAAGCGCAGCAAGGGTATAGCGCCCCGGGCTACGGCCAGCAGCCAGGCTATGGTCAACCGCCGCAACCTCAGCAAGGTTATGGACAGCAGCCGCCGGCGCAACAAATTGACCCCATCACGGGCAAACCCATTCAAGGCGGGGGCGTATGGGGGCTGTAAGCCATGCACCATCTTAATATTGATATTGAGACATTCTCCAGCATTGATTTGAAGAAAGCGGGACTGTACAGATACGTGCAGTCCCCTGATTTTCAAATCCTTCTCTTCGCTTATTCTTTCAACAACGACCCAGTACGAATTATCGATCAGGCGCAAGGCGAGCTCATTCCGACGTATGTAGTTCAAGCGCTGGCCGATCCATTTGTAATCAAGCACGCATATAACGCCGCTTTCGAGTGGTACAGCCTTAATAAGTTTTTTCTTTCGCCTATTGAACAGTGGCGCTGCACGATGATGCACGGTCTGTATTGCGGGTATACGGCGGGGCTGGGCCCGACAGGCGAGGCAATGGGGCTGCCACAGGACAAACGGAAGCTTGGTATTGGCTCCTCGTTGATTCGGACGTTCTGCACGCCGACCAAGCCGTCCAAGGCCAATGGGATGCGCACGCGGACCCTCCCGCATCATGAGCCGGAAAAATGGCGACTATTCAAAGAATATTGCGTCGGCGACGTTGTAGCCGAAAAAGAGATCCTTCGCCGGCTGTATGCCTTCCCGGTTCCGGAACAGGAGCAGCGCCTTTGGGAGCTTGACCAGCGGATCAACGCGCGAGGGCTGGCTTGCGATCTGCGAATGGTCGACGGAGCGCTTGCGGTCGACGAACAGGTTACCGGGGAGCTGCGGCAGGAGGCGATCACGCTGACCGGGCTTGATAACCCGAAGTCGGTCCAGCAGCTCACGAAATGGCTGGAGGAAGAGACAGGCGAAGAGGTTGAGAACCTGCAGAAAGGGACCGTTAGCAAGCTGATTGGCAAGCTTGACGAGGGCAAGGCCCGGCGAGTCCTTGAGATCCGGCAGGAGCTTTCGAAAACAAGCACCAAAAAATACGCCGCCATGAGGGAAGTCATCTGCAGCGACGGCCGGGTTCGTGGGCTGCTTCAATTCTATGGGGCTAACCGAACCGGCAGATGGGCAGGCCGTCTCGTTCAAATCCATAACCTCCCAAAAAATTTCCTCTCGGCGCTTGAATATGCACGAACGCTCGTCGTAGACCGAAACGTCGATATGTTGAAATTCGTGTATGGCAACGTGCCGGATACGCTCTCGCAGCTGATCCGGACGGCGTTTGTGGCGCCGGACGGCCGGGTGCTGCTGGTGGCGGACTTCTCTGCGATCGAGGCACGCGTCCTCTCCTGGGTTGCCGGGGAGCATTGGCGGTTAGAGGTATTTAAGTCGCACGGCAAGATCTACGAGGCGTCAGCGTCACAGATGTTCGGCGTACCGCTTGATCGTATCGTCAAGGGAAATCCGGAATATGATCTTCGGGCGCTTGGAAAAATTGCTGAGCTGGCCTTGGGTTATCAGGGCGCGGTTGGGGCTCTCACTTCCATGGATCATAAGGGAGAGCTGGACGAAGAGAAAAAGCCCGAGATCGTCACACGCTGGCGCAACGCGAATCGGCGGATCGTTGATCTGTGGTACAGCATGGAGGCGGCGGCGCTGGAGGTCATGCAGACTGGGCAGCCGGTCGGCGTCCGCGGACTGATCTTCGCCCGGCAAAGCCATTACGACACGGGGCAAGACTTCTTTACGATCACGTTGCCGAGCGGCCGGAAGCTTTATTACGCCAAGCCCTTCCTGCAGCAAAATGATTTTGGCAAGCCTGCGCTGCATTATTGGGGCATGGACCAAACAACGAAGAAATGGACCGTATTGTCCACCTACGGCGGGAAGCTGGTGGAGAACTGCGTCCAAGCGATCGCCCGGGACTGTCTGGCCGTCTCATTGGTCCGACTGGAACAAGCCGGATACGAGACGGTGCTGCACGTTCACGACGAGGTCGGGATCGAAGCCCGCGACGCCGCCGAGCTGGATCGGGTGCTGGAGATCATGGCGCAGCCGATCAGCTGGGCTCCGGGGTTGCCGTTAAAGGCTGACGGGTTCGCGACGCAGTTTTATATGAAGGATTAGTTTTTGTACTTCTCTTCAAACAGGTTTTTAATTTCGTCCTTTGACATTACGAACATCTCATTGAACGAAATTACATCCCCGTTCTGATGCTGCATGCCTTGGCTGGTGACGTGAAAATTGTAGCTTAACGCCAAATCATAGATGTCCAAAAATGCATTAGCTTTGTCGATAGCTTCATCTGATTTGTCAGATTCATAAAAAGATATGGAGCCTGGGTATCTTTCGTCGGTGAACAAGAAGCGAACATCGAAATGCGTGTCACTTAACTCATGTACGACTACTTTATAGCCTTCAAAAACTTTAACGAACTTTACATTTTGCAAAAGATTCACCTCAATACAAATTTTCTATCATGTTACCATTTATTTCTTCATTTGAACACACAGAACTACGATTACGGAGGAGGCTTACTTTTATGGTGGATGGCGCCATATCGAAATTGAAAGCTGAGATGGAAGCGAATAAGGACGATTCGTATATCCAGTATATCGGCCAGTTCCTTCTGCAGCGCATCGAGGCAAACCCGGACGACGCTGCCAAGCTGGCCAGCAAGGACAAGACGATCGCCAAAAGCCTCGAGGCGATGAGGGGCGAGGCCAAGAAGAAGCAGAAGAACGGCATGGCGATGCTGACGCCGGACCAAGGCTTTGCTATCGTTCTCAAGTATTTCGGGATTACGGGGGCGGCGGCTCCCGTTCCCGCGCCGGTCAGCGTGGCGCCCCCGGCTGCCACGGTCAAGAATCCGATTTCTGATTTTGACGTTAAGTTGGACGATTTTTTGTAAAGGGGCGGTCTGCTTGGACTTCTTCAAACACTTTCCGGAGGATGTTAGCTCGGAGATCCGATCTTATATATCGAATGTCGTCATGGACTGGAGTCGTTATCTGTTTACGTACCGCGAAGGTCGGAAGCAATACGCCTTTTGCACGCACTGTAAGCATGAGCATCCTACAGAAGGTCTCCGGCACGGAGGAAAAGCGAAATGCCCGCATTGCGGGACCGCAGCACATGTAAAGGCGAGCGGACGCGGGCGGAAGACTTTGGTCGATCGAGTCTATCTCTTGTGGTACGAGAAATCCGTCATTGATCCGAAGGCGGTCATTGCTCGAGGCTTTTACGCGGTTCGCGACTATACAAAGGATTATCAGCAAACGGAAACCGTGATAAGGCCTATCGCTATGTATCTTTTTGAGTGGGGGAAGGGCGGGAAAATGGTTTACCGCAATTACTGGAATAACTCTTCGAAGTGGCAAGAGTCAAAGAAGGTTTATTCCGAAGCCACTCAGAGCATGAAGTATGTGGCAAGCTATCACAGTGACAAAAACATAAAATCCGCCGTTAAGGGCACGCCATTCCAATATTGCACATGGGAAGAGTATGATTTCGAGGATCATGTCAGAATGTTCGATCTGGCGGCACGATATAAGTGCATTGAATTTCTAACCAAATATGGCTTGGGATGCTTGATAAAGTCCAAGATGTCGGGCGAAGCCACCTATGGGGCGATTAACTGGCGGGGGAAGACCCCGGAGAAAGTGCTGCGGTTGAACAAAACTGAAATGAAGGCGTTGAAAGCTTCTGAGCTTAGCATCGATGCTCAGTCATTACGCTGCTACCAACTATCCAAGAAAGATGGAACAAACTTTACATGGGAAGAGGCTCATGCAATGGCCGATCTTCTTTCCTCTTACTGGGCGGATGAATTTTCCAAATTAACCGTGCATGCTCCGGCCTTAAAGATCAAACGGTATTTTGTTAAGCAGATCAAACGTACCAAAAGCCGTTTTGTTTCAGGTAGTACCGTTCTTACTGCTTGGCGTGACTACCTCCGGGAATGCCGGGAGCTCGGCAAAAATTTGCAAAAGGACAGTGTGCTATTCCCTAATGACCTCCACAAGGCACATCAGGAGACCTCTCAGCAGATCAAGCTGAAAAAGAACGAGGAATTGAATGCTGATATTCGAATCCGTGCGGGCGATTTACAGCCGTTTTGCTTCGAATTTAATGGATTGTTGCTCCGGCCCGCGGCCTCGAATGAAGAGCTTTTCGAGGAAGGAAAAGCCCTCATACACTGTGTTGCAGGTTATGGTTCGAAATACGCCAAAGGTCTATGTGACATTTTCCTTGTGCGGCGCGTTGACGAACCGGATAAACCGTTCTATACGATGGAAGTCATAAAAGGGACTATTACCCAGTGCTACGGGTACGACAACAAAGTTATGACGCCGCAAGTCCGTGAATTCGTGAACGCCTTCATCGAAGAGAAGCTTCAGAAAAAAAAATCCCGTGTTAAAGTTGCAGCCCAACAGGAGGTCGCAGTATGAACCAAATTACTGATCGTACCCCGCATGTGATCGCGGCCGAGATCCGCAGCATCGACACGCAGACCCGGGAGATCGTGCTGCGCAGCGCGATCGAGATCGGCCGACGCTTGATCGAAGCCAAGGAGCTCGTCGGTCACGGCGAATGGGGCACATGGCTGGAGACGAACGTCTCGTACAGCCAATCCACCGCCAACAATTTCATGCGTATCGCTGAGGAGTATAGAGATTCGCAAACGTTTGGAAATTTGTCCTATTCGCAGGCTGTGGCGCTGCTGGGCGTCCCGGCGGAGGAACGGGAGCAATTTGCTGCTGATGTTGAAGCCGAGAAGCTGTCAACGCGCGAGCTGAAGAAGGCCATCAAGGAAAAACAGGAGGCCGAGAAGCTGGCCAAGAAGCTCGAAACCGAATTGAAGAAGATCGAAAAGCAAGCGGAGGCGGAACGGCAAGAACGCCAGGCGCTGCAGGGAAGGCTTTCGCAGCTCCAGATTGAACTGGCCGACGCCAAGATTGCCGGCGACGCCGACGAGGCGCAACGCCTGCAGGCGGAGCTCGCGGACGCGGCGGCCAAGATCAAGGAGCTTGAGAAGGAACTGAAAGCCAAGCCGATCGATGTCCCCGCGGTAGTGGAGAAGGTGCCGGCGGAGATCGAGGCGGAGCTGGCAGAGCTCCGGCAGAGGGTTGCGCAGGCTGGAAACCCGGCTGCAGTCAAGTTCAAGGTACAATTTGACGCACTGGTCGCCGGCTTCCGGGAGCTGCTAGGCACACTAGACGAGATCCGGACGGCCGATCCGGATGCAGCGGAGAAATACACGGGCGCCGTGTCCGGGCTGCTTGGGAAAATGTCGGAGCGCCTTTAATGTTCATCTTCTTTTTCGAGAATGACCCCGGCTCCCGTCTGGCCGCTCTATTCTATCCCTCCTTTCTGTTAGGTTATTGCCAGAACTGGACGTGGAGCTGGGGGACTGTCGATTATACGGTGTTTGTTGAGCGCCCGGACGGTATATGCCTGCAGACCGCGGAGCTTGGAGAGCAGGATTGCATTACGTATATCAAACGGAAAGATTTTGAGCCGGCTTCGATTTCACAGTATGAGGAAAAGGGCAGGACGTGGGTCTGGACCGACGAGGCGGAACGTGAAAAAGTCATGAATGCGGCAGAGCTGAACCGGGAGAGGACGCGAGAGAAGCTTCAGTACATGGCCTACGTCCCGCACAAGAAAAAACGATAAACAGGAGGCTGATTGGTTTGGCTAAATTGGATGGAATGGATTTGAATTATACGGTTCTCAAAATTGAAGATTTGAACAAATACCTTACTCCTGATATGTACGTGGGGTTGATCGCGATCGAAAGCTGCATCATGCGCGGACGAACGAGGGACGGAAAGTCGCCGGCCAATACCTACATCGTTGTTAACACCGATGAGCTCTACGCCGATCAGGTAATCGACATTTTGAGGGCAAACGGTCATTGGGGAGATTCGGCGGTCCAGCCGAAAAAATCCATAACGCAGCTATGTCACGACGCCCATCATAACGCGATCGACAAAGGGTGGTACGAGGAGCCCCGCACTTTTGGCGAAATGATAGCCCTTATGCACAGCGAGCTGTCCGAGGCGCTGGAGGATCATCGGGACGGACGGGACTTCCGGGAAATCTACTACGAAGGCGAGAAACCGTGCGGCATTCCGATCGAGCTGGCCGACACGGTGATCCGGATCTTCGACACCTGCGGCTATCTCGGCATCGATCTTGAGGCCGCCATTCGGGAGAAGATGGCGTACAACGCGACACGGCCGCAGCGGCATGGAGGGAAAAAGCTGTGACCGAACAAGAGATCAGAAGCAGGCAGCCGGGGCCGGAGTTGGACCGGCTGATCGCAGAAACATTTTATAATGCAAGACCATGCGCCATAGAAGGTCGTGAGGGTATGTTCGTCATCATTGGAGACTTTGGCCCAAATGATGTTAGACCGTTCTCGGGTGGGTGGTATGACATGCGTTCTACCGAGGAAAAGGCTTGGGAAAGCATACCGAAGTATTCCACCAATATATCCGTAGCAATGGAAGTTGCTGAAAAGCTACAGGCCATTGAGGAACTTAACGGGAAGAAAGTTCGACTAATGGTGAAAATCACCATTCTAAGGGGACGTTATCAAGTTGCAGTGATAGATTACCTCAACGAAGTTTCCTTATCGGAAGTAATTACTGAAAGTGGCCCTGAAGCCTTAACTAAGGCCGCTCTCCTAGCCTTGAGAGGGGGAAACCGAGGTGAACCAACTCAAGGAATGCCCGCATTGTGGCTCCGATGATGGGTACTACGAAAAGTACACAGTGAGCGGCAAGGCAATATACCGTCACAAATTCGACGGAGGAGAAGCGGAAAACGGAGACATGCACGAAGGACTGTCCTATAAACTCAGGAGCAAGTTTGCATATTGTATAGATTGCCACAAACAACTGTTCCGCCTGGGAGGGAAACAGGGATGAACGCATGGAAAGCAGTTAGGCTCATGAGGAAATACGAGAATTGCAAGGATTGTGGTAACGATCTGATCGGAGACGGCGAAGGAACGCTCGAAATTAACGGTGATACCTTCAAACGATCATGCAAATGCGGCTGGAGCATTGAAGTAAAGGAAGGCGGCGGACGGAATGGTTAGATCCGAAAAATGGCGTTGGCAGCAGACGCCGGAGGCCGCAGTTAATGCCATGGAGCGAGAGCATGGGAAGCTTCTGATTGATGTTCAAGAGGTCCATACTGTGGCAGGTGCAAGCATTGCAGGCTTAGCATTTCACGAGCTAAGGATAAAGGCTCTTATCGACGGCAGCCTGGTTAACCTCCATGAGCAAGTATCGGTTTCGTGGATGCGAAAATGGGGAATTCTCAAGCGATGGGACAGCTTCAAAAAATCCGAAAGTTTCCTTCAATCGGAATTAGGCAAGCGGTGGCTCGGCTACTTCCTTCAGGAGTGCAGGCCAAGACTTGTTGGCGGTCAAAAATGAGTGGGGGGAGCGACGCGGCCGCACCGGCGTCGAGGGAAGGCTCTATGAAGAAATCGATCTTCGCTCTAAAAACAGAAAAACCCCACTTATTAGTGGAGTAGTGCTGCGAATATACCAGCAGATGTCATCCCTGACAAAAGCCAATATACCGTGGTTTTGGAAAGTGTCAGTTTAAAACTGAATTCAACTTTCATGCGAGTCACCCTTTAAGCAAGGTTGGATTTACCTCAAGATGGTAGACCCTGCTATGCTTAAGCGGCAATAGAGAATTGAGCTTCACTATTCTCGCTTAAGAAAGGATTACTGACAATATAGCAAAATAATGGCACAGAAGTCAATAGAGTAGAAATACGTGGAAGGAGCTGAGCGCGACGCCGTGCAGTTCAACAGGCAAATAACCATTTCATCCGCAGGCAGCCGTAAGGCGACGCAGTGGCCCGCTCAAACTTTATATTGGTCGGAGCTAGTCGAGCGGCTTCGCGTGGCCGCGCGCGGCGTCGAGACGCTGGCCGAATACCTGGCGCTGCCGAAGTCCAAACAGGACGACCTGAAGGACGTCGGCGGGTTCGTCGGCGGCACGCTGGCGGGCAACCGGCGTTTGGTCGACCGCGTGACCGGGCGCGACATCATTACGCTGGACCTCGACAATATCCCCGCGGGGGGAACGGCGGACACGTTGCGACGCGTGGAAGCGCTGGGCTGCGGCTATGCCGTATATTCAACACGCAAGCACGAGGAGTCCAAGCCGCGGCTCCGCGTGCTTGTCCCGCTGAACAGGACCGCCACGGCGGACGAATACGAGCCGCTGGCCCGGAAGCTCGGCCAAATCATCGGTATTGGGCTCTGTGACCCGACAACGTTCCAGGTTCACCGGCTCATGTACTGGCCCAGCTGCAGCTCGGATAGCCAATACGTCTATGCATTCGGTGATAAGCCATTTCTGGACGCTGACGGGCTGCTAGCCGTATACGCGGACTGGCGGAACGTGGCAGAGTGGCCGCAGGTCCCGGGCGCGGCGAACGCTCACACCCGGATGGCAGCCAAGCAAGGCGATCCGACAGCCAAGCACGGTGTGGTCGGCGCCTTCTGCCGGCAGTACGACGTATACCGGGCGATGGAATCGTTCCTTCCGGGAGTTTACCTGCCGACGGACGACGGTTCTGGCCGTTTTACGTACGTCGGCGGCTCGACTACGGGCGGCGCGGTGATTTACGACAACGGCGCTTTCCTGTACTCCCACCATGCGACGGACCCGTGCGGCGGCCGGCTGGTCAACGCGTTTGACCTCGTCCGGCTGCACAAGTTTAGCGAGATGGATGACGACGCCGCGCCCGGGACGCCAACGAACCGGCTACCGTCCTTCACAGCCATGTGCGCCTTTGCCCTTCAGGACGCTGGCGTTGCGGCGCTGCTGAACCAAGAGCGGTACGAAACGGCCGTGCAGCAATTTGCCGGGCAGGTGGCCGGGGACGAGGAAACGGCGAACTGGATCCGGAAGCTGCAGGTTAACGCGACGACGGGCGCGCCGTCAAAGACGACGGACAATATCCTGATCATTCTCGAACATGACCCCATGCTCAAGGGCAGGCTTGCTTTCGACGAATTCGCCAACCGTGGCGTCATCCTGGGGCCGCTGCCTTGGAATGGGAGCGCCGAACGGAGGCAATGGACGGACATCGACGACGCGGGCCTGCGACATTACCTCGAGCGGACGTACGGAATTACGGGAAAAGAAAAAATCTTCGACGCGGTTTCCCTTTGCGCGCACAAGCATACGTTCAACGATGTGCAGGAATGGCTGACGGGGCTGACGTGGGACGGCGTCCGCCGGCTGGATACGCTGCTGATCGATTATCTGGGGGCGGCTGATACGCCGTATACCCGGGCCGTGTCGCGGAAGGCCGTCGTGGCCGCCGTCGCCCGGGCCATGGTGCCCGGCTGCAAATACGACTATATGCCGATCCTCGCCGGACTGCAGGGACTCGGGAAGAGCACGCTTTTGCGGCTGTTGGGCCGGCGGTGGTATTCCGACAGCCTGCAGACGTTTGAAGGGAAAGAGGCGTCCGAGATGATTCAGGGCATTTGGATCAATGAGATCGGCGAGCTAACGGGGATGTCCAAATCGGAAGCTAACGCGGTCAAGCAGTTCCTGAGCCGGACGGAGGACATCTACCGGGAGCCGTTTGGGCGCCGGACGTCCAATTACCCGCGCCGATGTGTGTTTTGGGGGACGACGAATGACAGCGAATTCCTGAAAGACCGGACCGGAAACCGCCGCTTTTGGCCTGTCGACGTTGGCGTGCATCCGGCGACAAAGAGCGTGTTCAATCAGTTGGAGGACGAGGTACCACAAATATATGCGGAGGCCTTCTGCTACTGGCAACTGGGGGAACCGTTATATTTGAAAGGCGAAGCTGAGGAATTGGCAAAAGAGCAGCAGGAGATCCACCGCGAGAGTAATGCCAAAGAGGGCGTTATCCGGGAGTTTGCGGAACGTCCGGTACCCGTGGGCTGGGATAAGCGTACGCTGGCTGAAAGGCGGCTATATTGGTCCGGGGAATTCGGTCGAGGGGACGGGGGCCCGGCGGAGGTAAACACCGTGGAACGGGATCGCATATGCGCCGCAGAGGTATGGTGCGAGTGTCTGGGAGGCGATATCAAGTTTATGCGCCGGGCGGATGCGCTTGAAATCAACGGCATCTTGGCCGGTCTTCCGGGTTGGAGTCGCTACGGAAGTTCTTTCCGGTTCGGGCCTTACGGGCAGCAAAAAGGGTTCGTCAGAGTGTCAACTTTGGCTGTCAACTAACGGAATTTTGTCAACTTTCTCGGTCAACCTTGTCAACTTAGGATTTTGTGAAAGTTGACGACAAAGTTGACAGCCTAAACCCTTGATATATAAGGCTTTTATATACTTTGTATACTTTGTCAACTTTATATCTATAAGAAATAAATAATAGAGAGAATAGGGAGTTAGTATATCGCCTAATACGCCTAACGCGCCTATATATACGCATATAAGGGGAAAAAGGTCGCAAAGTTGACGACCTTTCGAGGAGGATTGAACAGACGTGAGGGAACGGGACATCGAGAAATACCTATACGAACAGGTGAAAGCTGCAGGAGGGTGGGCCCCGAAATGGGAGTCTCCAGGGAACAGCGGAGTGCCGGATCGGATCGTGATTCTGCCGGGCAACAAGATCCTGTTTGTTGAGTTGAAAGCCCCGGGGAAGAAGCCGAAGCCGTTGCAGCTGGCGCAGCACCGCCGTCTCAGCGCACTGAACTGCGACGTGCGGGTGATCGACGGTCGGGAACAGGTCGATGAGCTGCTGCAAGCATGGAGGGAGGGTCGGCTATGAATGCAGCCGCCCAAGCCCCAGCACGAAAAAAGTTTATACCTCACGCCTACCAGAAATATTGCATTAACCGGCTTCTGGCCGATGAGGCGATCGGGCTTTTTCTGGATCTCGGGCTGGGGAAAACGGTCATCACGCTGACCGCTGCAAACGATTTGAAGTATAACCGTTTTGCGGTCAACAAGACTTTGGTCATCGCCCCGAAAAAGGTTGCTGAAGCGACTTGGACCACGGAGGCGGCTAAGTGGGAACACCTGCAACTGCTGCGAATTGTGCCCGTGTTGGGAGATACCCGAAAACGGATTCGAGCCCTGAACACACCAGCGGACATATACGTGATCAACCGTGAAAACGTCCCTTGGCTGGTCGATTATTATCGCAACGCCTGGCCGTTTGATTTGGTTGTTGTCGATGAGCTGAGCAGCTTCAAGAGCCATCAGGCAAAGCGCTTTAAGGCGCTGTCGTGGGTCCGGCCGCATATCAAGCGGATCGTCGGACTGACTGGAACGCCGGCGCCGAATGGGCTTTTGGACTTGTGGGCACAAGTGAACCTGCTGGATCAGGGGCAGCGGTTGGAAAGGTACATTACGCATTTTCGAACCAAGTATTTCGAGAAGAACTATAACGGCCATGGTTATACGGCGAAGCCTGGTGCCGAGGAAGTCATACATTCGCGTATCTCAGATATTTGCGTGAGCATGAAGGCCGAGGACTATTTGGAACTGCCTGATTGCGTGACGAACGTGATCCCGGTCGTGTTGGACGGGAAGGCGCAAGAGATGTACAAGCGCATGGAGCGCGATTTGCTGCTGCAGGTCGAAGATACCGAGATCACAGCAACCAGTGCTGCCGTACTTGGAAACAAGCTTTTGCAAATGTGCAACGGAGCTGTATACGTTGAGGAGCAAGGGGAGAACGGTAAGCCTCAGCGCCGGGTGATCGAAATGAACGAATGCAAGATCGAGGCATTCATGGAGCTGATTGAGCAGCTTAACGGCAAGCCGGCGCTGGTATTCTACAGCTATCAGCACGACTTGGACCGAATTAAAAAGGCGTTGGCCAAATCAGGCTTGAGGGTCCGCGAACTGCTGACACCGCAAGATCAATTAGACTGGAACGCTAGGCAGGTTGACGTCCTGCTGGCGCATCCGGCCAGCGCCGCCTATGGCCTGAACCTGCAGGACGGAGGGAATCACATCGTTTGGTTCGGGCTCAATTGGAGCTTAGAGCTTTACCAACAGGCGAACGGCCGGCTTCATCGACAAGGCCAGAAGCAAAAGGTAATTCTGCACCATCTTGTCGTTCAAGGCGGCGCTGATGAGGACGTCATGGCGGCGTTGGAAGACAAAGCAGGCACGCAAGACCGATTGCTGGCAGCGCTGAAAGCGCGGATCGAAACAGTGAAAGGTTGAAAATCACAAACGATTAGGAATTGAGAAAGGGGCAGCTAACTGTGGAGTGGAAATCGGAAATATGGTACGTCAAACGTGACGTAAGCGGAAAGATCGTCAGCATGCAGGTGAATGAGCCAGAAGACTTCATTTCTGACTTAAAACGGGAGCAGATTGATGCGAGCCCCAATGAGACTCGAAAGGTGCAAAAATACAGGCATATCGGGGATTGAGGTGAGCAGCATGAGCCAGCATGACCTGTTGATCCAGTACAAGAAGGCGAGGAAGGACCTGGTTACGTTACGTAATAGGTCTGAGGATAGGAACGATCGAAAGCTGTTAAAGCAGATGATCGACGATTGCGAGTTTGTCGCTGAGTGGTTAAGTACAGGGCGGCGTCCTGGCAGTCGTCGGGGGATCGATAGACGATCCGTGTACGAACTGACAAAGGTATGGGACCCGGAATGGATTGAAGAATTCATCCCGCAGGTACCGGCAGCTGGTCCGGAATATCGTTTGTCTGCCCGCAACGTATTCAGGCTGCATGATGCGATGATCAACCTGTCAGAACGAGAGAGACAGTGTTATGTGCTGCATGTTGGTTTTGATTATTCGATGTCGCAAGTAGCCTCGGAGCTTGGGATCAAAAAGGCGAGCGTTCAGTATTACATTCAACAGGCTAAAAAGAAGATCGAGCAAAATATGACGAGCCTATTTCCGTAATCGGAGTAGGCTTTTTTTGTTGCCCCATACGGCTGCCCATATATAGTGAGAGGGTAAAAAACCAAAAACCAACTCAACTCAATGGGGGTTCAAAGATGGACATCAGAACGATAGCAGTAGAGCTAATTAACGCGGCCGCATATAACCCGCGGATTGATCTGCAGCCGGGCGATCCGGCATACGAAAAGCTGAAACGATCGATTGATGAATTCGGTTATATTGACCCCATTGTGTGGAACGAACGAACCGGTAACATGGTCGGCGGTCATCAGCGCTACAAAATTCTGGTTAAGGATTTGGGCTGGACGGAGATCGAGGTTTCCGTCGTTGATATGGAATTGGAACAGGAGAAGCTGTTGAATATCGCCTTAAATAAAGTGGGAGGCGATTGGGATGACGAAGCGCTGTCCCGTCTGATTGCCGAGCTACAGGCCTGTGGAGCTGACACGTCTCTTTCCGGCCTTGATTCAGGGGAAATCGAACGCTTGATTGATGATTTTCGAGAGTTGTCGGAGGATCAACTCGGAGATTTCGGGAACCGTGAGCTGGATACGGCTGAGTTCGACGAGGATCGATTTAGCTGCAAATGCCCGCGCTGCGGCTTCGTGTTCGATTCTGTGGGCGAGGATGCGCCATGAGGCCCGATTGGGATTGGAGCCTGAAAGATCTTAAGCGCGTGCCGCAGAATGGTCGCAAGGTGTTTACCAGCTTCGCTTGCGGCGGTGGCTCTACCATGGGATATAAATTGGCAGGTTTCATCGTGCTTGGCAATGTGGAGATCGACCCCCAAATGATGCGGATATACAGGCAAAATCACGACCCCCGGTTCACCTTTCTGATGCCGATCCAGCAATTCAAGGAGATACCGAACAGCGAGCTGCCGGCAGAACTGTTCGATTTGGACATTCTGGACGGATCGCCGCCGTGCAGCGTATTCTCTATGTCGGGAGATCGGGAGGAAAAGTGGGGTGGCGAGTTCATGTTCCGCGAAGGCCAGGCAAAGCAGCAGCTTGATAACCTGTTTTTCGATTTTCTGGACGTGGCTGAAAAACTGCAGCCCCGGGCAATTGTGGCTGAGAATGTCAGCGGTATGATAAAAGGCAATGCCCGAGGTTATGTAAGCCTAGTGCTGTCTCGCTTCCGGGAAATCGGATATCGGCCGCAACTATTTTTATTGAATTCTGCTACGATGGGCGTTCCTCAAAAGAGGGAGCGCCTTTTCTTTATCGCTGCCCGGAAGGATCTGAAACTCCCGAAGTTGCAGCTTGAATTCAATGAGCCGCCGGTACTTTACCGGGATATCAGGGAAGGAACCGGTTCGACGATCAACCCTCAAAGCTTAACGTTTCGGCGATGGCTGAAGCGTCGACCGAAAGACTTGAACATCGGGGACATAACAGCTCGCGAGGAAGGCAAGGTGAGCAACTTCAATACGATTCTTATTAGGAATCAGAAGGTGCCGAACACGCTAGCCAGTTCGTCCGTCTTCCTTCGTACCGATCAACCGCAGCATATAAGCGAAACCGATATCATTCGGATTCAGACATTCCCGCGGGACTACGATTTCCTGGATGCGGGAGTTCAGTATGTTTGCGGCATGAGCGTTCCGCCACTCATGATGAAACGAATCGCATTGGAGATATACAAGCAGTGGTTTGAAGAAAAATAAAAGGAGGACGCTCGAACGTCCTCCCATCCATCCAGGGTATCCCCCGGCTGAGATAGCGGAACCGCCACGCGTGGCATTTCGACAAGCCGCTATCTCAATTTCCATCATATAGGAAAGCCGAGGGATACTTCAATGGGAACAAACAACGAACGTGACGCGCTTCTACAGCATGAGCTTGCGGTGATGGAAGGAATACTTGAATCCAAGGCGCAATATCGGAAGATCATCAAAGCAAGTATTGCCAAATGGGTGAAGGACTTTCAGGACGGCCGTATCGAGATCAGAACGGTAGATGACTTGAAAAAGCTAATTGAAATAGATATCGAATTGCAGAAGGACGAGCTACGATAGGTTCGTTTTTCTGATGGGGGTGGTGATCTTGTAGATGCCAAGGGAACGCAGCCCTGACCGGGACAAGGCAGAACAAATGTGGCTGAAGAGCGGCGGTGCGATGAAGCTAAAGGACATCGCCGCCGCTCTCGGTCTTGGCGAAACACAGATCCGCAAATGGAAGAGTCAGGACAAGTGGGACGCCAAGCTCAAAGGTAACGTTACCAATGAAACGAACGAATTGAACGGTAACGTTACCAATCGAGGCGCGCCAAAAGGGAACAAAAATGCAGTTGGTAACAGAGGCGGCGCTCCGAAGGGGAATAAGAATGCCGAAGGGAACCCCGGCGGCCTTGGCGGCCCGCCTGGGAATAAGAAGGCCGTAACGACCGGGGAGTTCGAAGCGATATGGCTCGATACGCTGCAACGCGATGAGCAGGAACTGATTGGACAGGTTACCACGGACCCGATGCAGCAGGCTGATGAAGCAATAACCCTACTCACCATTAGGGAACGTCGCATGCTGAAACGTATCCAAAATCTGATGGGCGGCTTGTCTGAAAAGGAACGGCGTGTGTTTTGGGAACTAAGAGACATCAAGGAGGCCGTATCGGTTCAGGATGAGAAGACAGGGACCACGAAGACGGTCCCCATTACCCGAACCGAATTGGTGGAGTCTCAGATCGAGGAGAAAGAGTACCGGAAGATCGATGATATCATCAGACTAGAAGAAGCTCTGACTCGCGTGCAGGATAAGAAGCTGAAGGCAATCGAGTTGAAGAACCGGATTGTCGACGAAGAAAAGCAGCTTAAGATTGAAAAATATCGGCACGAGCTAAATATTTTGAAAAACGGCCGCGATCCAGAAATGCAGGACGATGGCTTCCTTGATGCTCTAAAGGGGATGACGGCCGAGGTGTGGAACGATGAAACCGAAGCTTAAGCCGCCTACCTTTCGCTGGTCGCCATTCTCAAAAAAACAGCTAAAGATTCTTACCTGGTGGATGCCGGAGAGTCCGCACCGTGATAAGGACGGGCTCATAGCTGACGGTTCAGTACGTGCGGGTAAAACGGTCTGCATGTCTTTCAGTTATATTGCATGGGCAACTGAAAATTTCAATGAGCAGCAATTCGGCATGTCTGGGAAGACGATTGGCGCGCTACGACGTAACGTAATCGGGCCGCTGAAACGGATGCTGGCAAGCCGGGGATATCATGTTCATGATAATCGATCTGAAAATGTACTCACCATCAGTAGAGGACTCACCGTTAATCATTTTTTTCTATTCGGCGGGCGGGACGAGCGGTCACAAGATCTAATTGCGGGGATTACGCTGGCAGGCATGTTTTTTGATGAAGTCGCACTGATGCCAAAGTCATTTGTCGATCAGGCAACAGCACGATGTAGCGTTGATGGGGCTAAGCTTTGGTTCAACTGTAACCCTGCGGGACCATACCACTGGTTCAAAGAAGAGTGGCTGGATCAGCTCGAAAGAAAGAATGTTCTGCACCTTCATTTCACTATGGACGATAACCTTTCGTTGTCCGAACGGGTAAAAGAACGCTATAAGCGAATGTACTCGGGGATATTCTACAAACGGTACATCCTCGGTTTGTGGGTCCTTGCCGAAGGCGTCATTTACGATATGTGGGATGATGAGGAAAACACCTTTGACGATGAGGATTTAATCCCCGGCTTTAAAATGACGGCGCGGCGTTACATCGCGATCGATTACGGGACAAGTAACCCAATGGTCTTTTTGGATATCTGGGACGACGGCGATGTTTGTTGGGTATTGAACGAGTATTATTACAGCGGCAAGGAGAAAGGCGTCCAGAAGGAAGATAGCCAGTATGCCGATGACTTTGAGGCATTTGTAGGGGCGGACGACATCCCAATTCACACAATTCTAGATCCCTCCGCGGCGAGCTTTAAGGCGGCTCTTAGGAATAGAGGGTTCCGCATAAAGGATGCCGATAACGACGTCGAAGACGGTATCCGTAATGTTCAAACCATGATGGTCAAACGGAAACTTCGTGTCCATCGTAGAAATTGTCCAAATTTCCTTAAGGAACGCGCAAGTTATGTCTGGGACGAAAAGGCCGGACAAAAAGGGAAGGAAAAGCCTTTGAAATTTGCGGACCATGCAATGGATGCAGTCCGGTACTTCGTTAAGACGATGATCAAGCCGAGGCGGCTCGCAGCATAATAAAAGGGTGTGCAAAATGACCCAGTTCATAAACGACATGATCCATATGACTGAAGGGGAAAAGCTGGTCAATTATTGGGGGCTATGGCTCATTATCGCAATGGTGGTTTTCATAGCTGCACAGGATAGGCGCAAGAAGAAATAAGAAGTTTTGGTCGCTCTATCGAGCGGCTTTTTATTTTGCGGAGAAAGGAGGAAGCAATTTGAGCAGACGTAGCCGAGCGAAGCGCAAGCTTGTTCAAGATGGAAAAAATGCTGGAACTAAGATGCCCGGGACAAAGCTGCCGCCAGGGCTAACTATGGATGCATTCTCCAATGTTCTGGCAAGGTTAGGCAGCGGAACGCCAAATCTCATGGAAGGCACCGAGTATTTGCTGAAGCGTCTATCTCAAAACTCACAGTTATTGAATACCTTGTACCGCGAACACTGGATTATTGGGAAGATCATCGACACTATCCCAGAGGACATGACTCGTAACTGGGTAACGATAACAACTCAATTGCCGCCGGATGAAATCAGACGACTTAACAAACTATGGCGAGTACGGAAAGTTAAGTCAAAGATTCTTGAAGGGTTGAAGTGGGGACGTTTATATGGCGGCGCAGTGGGGCTTATCATGATCGAAGGGCATGATGATATCTTAGATCAACCCTTGGACTTTGATTTCGTTATGCCTGGTTCTTTTAAGGGGCTTATGATTTTGGATCGCTGGTCGGGTGTGTATCCTAGTTCCAACCTAGTGAGTAATATTGATGACGTTGAGTTTGGACTTCCAGCGTCATATCAAGTAACCATTGATGGAGGACAAACTACACAGGTCCATCACAGCCGCATTGTCCGATTTACCGGTCGTCAGCTTCCGTATTGGGAGAGGCTTGCGGAGACCTATTGGGGTGCATCTGAGGTTGAAAGAGTGTTCGATGAGCTAAAAAAACGTGACAATACAAGCTGGAACATTGCACAACTCATTTTTCTGGCGAATCTTCGTGTCATGAAAAGCGAAGATCTGGGAGAAATGCTTGCCATCGGAGACCAGCGAATACAGTCCGACATTTACAATACGCTGCAGGCTCAGAACTGGTTGATGAGTAACATGGGGCTGCATTTGATTGGAAAGAATGACGAGTTTCAAACGCATCAATACACCTTCTCAGGGCTGAACGATATTTACGAAAGCTTCATGCTTGACATCGCGGGTGCAAGTGAGATACCCGTTACTAGGCTATTTGGTAGATCACCGGCTGGCATGAATGCAACCGGGGAAAGCGACATGCAGAATTATTATGAGGTCGTTCAACAACAACAAGAATCTGTTCTTGGGCCAATTCTCGACAAACTGCTACCGGTCATGTGTATGTCGGAGTTCGGTGCCGTGCCCGATGACATCGACTACATGTTCAACCCGATCCGCACGCCGAATGATAAAGATGTGGCGGAGCTGGTGGACAAGAAAACAACCTCGGTTATAAACGTCTTCAGTGCGGGTATCATCGGGCAGAAAACCGCCCTGAAGGAGCTCAAGCAGATGAGTGATTCAACAGGGATGTTCACGAACATCACTGATGAGGATATCGAGAATGCTGATAATAGCACCCACCAGGGCGAATTGCTTCCCGAGGGGGAATTAGGATATGGCGGATATTTGGGCGCCGAAAAGACGGATCGAGCAGGCTTACAAACGATCAATCGTGACAGCAATGGCAAATTTAGAGGATTTATTAACTGGCTTAGACGATCCAGCCGAAATCCTTAGAACAATCCGCCAATTTTCACAAAGCAAGATGTTCGGGGTGTACGCTCGTGCAACAGCGACCAAGATGGTTACGCACCTTTTCACTGATGCTGGCCGGACTTGGAGGCAGGCAGCGCGCAAAAACAGTCGAGGACGCCTGATATATGAGGTGCTTCAAAGAGAAATGCAGGGGACATTGGGCGGGGAAGTAGCCGCCCTAATACGGCGTAATGCTGCTATCATCACTACGTTGCCGCTGGATGTTGCGAAAAAGGTTAATATGCACGTATTATCGGAAAGTTTGAAGGGTACTAGGGCAAGCGATATTGCGCAGCAAATCAAAGTACTGTTCCCTGAAAAATCAGAAGCCAGCGCTGACCTAATTGCACGTACGGAGACGAGTAAAGCATCCTCTGCGCTCACAAGAGCCCGCAGCGAAAGCATGGGAATCTACTGGTATGTATGGCGTACGTCCGACGATTCGCGTGTTCGGGATGCTCACGCACTTATGGAAGGGGTCCTAGTGAAGTGGACAAACCCACCGAGCCCTGAGCGTCTGGACGGCGAGAAACGAACATACGGTCATTACCATTGCGGCGGAATATTCAACTGTCGCTGCTACGCTGAACCGGTTATCGATCTGGACCTAATCGCTTGGCCGGCGAAGGTATATTACGGCGGCCGGATACAGAAGATGTCGCGTAAGCAGTTTGAGTCTATTATGTGAGGTGAGACCAATCAAAAAGCGACTTGTTATTGAAATTGATGTCGTCAACGGAGATATTGAAATGTCAAACGAGGACGGTCTTACTCACTTTGAGATAGTCGGGATTCTGGAATTCGTCAAAATGATAAACACAGAGGACTGGTTGAAACGAAAGGAAGACCCCAGCGATATTTTTTAATGAAGCCAAAAAGGGCTTCTTTTTTATTTGCCTGAAGGGAGGTGAAAACCATGCTCATATTTACTGAACGAATTGGTGAAATCGAATTAACCTATTCCGGAGAGACGGTTGAGGATGTCGTTAAACTCAGACAAGCGCTTAATCCCTCGGTGATTTCCGCACGTTTGGACGATCTTTCTGAAGAAGAGAGAATGGACTTCCTCTCGCAGATCCAAAGAGATATCGCTGGTAAAGTATTAGCGGAATTTAAAGAGAGTGGGCATTCATGAAGGCGTACTATGGATCACGCTTCAGTCCAAACATGACGGCAACACCGGAGGGCTTCCTAATCTGCCACTCCGTTCCGATCGCTCGCACAGGTTGGTATGAATACCTGGGGGAAGAGATCGGCGCGGAGCCCGGGAAAATTATCCGTGTGTATCGCAGCCCCGAAGAAGTATTCAGCCCGGCGGCTATGGCGAGTTTTGAGGGGAAAATATTATCCGACGAACATCCTCCCGAGCTTGTCACACCAGACAATGCGACACGGTACGCAAGGGGCGCGGTGCAAAACGTTCGCCAAGGCTCGGGGACCAATAGCGATTTGCTGTTGGCAGATCTGGTAGTTCATGATCAAACGCTTATCAACGAGATCCAAGAAGGCAAGAGAGAAGTTTCTTGTGGATATGACTGCATGTACGAGCCTATGGATGATGGCACGTATCAGCAGAAAAACATTTGCGGAAACCATGTGGCCGTTGTAAAAAAAGGTCGCGCCGGCGACCGCGTTGCGATAAAAGATTCAAAAACTCAAATTACGGAAGGAGAAAAAAAGATGCCAAAAATCAATTTACCGAAAGTTGTCGCATCTAAGGATAAGTCCCCTCTTATTACCAAATTTCTAGCCGCTGTCGGGCTTAAACATTTCGCGACGGATGCGGAGCCAGAAGAGGTTATGGAGGCGGTAGATGCGATGGTTGAAGAAATGTCAGCCAGTGAAGGTGTCGATCCTGAGCGAAAACCAGAGGGGTCCAATGATCAAGACCCTGCTGTTCAAGCTCTGATGGAACAAGTGGCTCGACTTACGGAAATCGTCACCAAGCTTGCTGAAAGTAACACCAAACCGGAAACGAGTCCCGAAGATGCAATTGACGCCGAAATCGCAAAACTGGAAGGCGAACAAGCTGCCGATGACGAGGAAGAAAGTCATACCATACCGGTCGAACATATGGACGAGGAAGGTCCTGTTTCTGATCCCGAGGATCGCCCGAAAAGTTTGACGGGGGATAATGCCTATAAGGTCGCAGCACTCCGAGCCATCAAACCAATTATTGCAGCAATCTCTGACCCAGCAGAGCGTAAGCGCGCAGCGGATGCCGCCATCGCGAGTTTCAAGGGCAAGCCCGCGAGAAATACGTACGCGTCAATCAACAGCAACCGAACGAAACCTGTCGCGGACAAAAAACCAGCCACTGTAGATCATTCGCAGCTGGGACGCGATATCGCAAAAAAATATAACCCGCATTTCAAAAATCGGAGCTAAGAAGGGATGATAAAACTATGCCAGGTTCAGTAATTGGAAAATCTCTTAATCTTGGATATCCCGGTAACGTCTCTCGCCTTGCTGATGCGATCATCGACAATCGTCTGGTGAAGGCGACGGACACCGTGAATATTAATTTCGGTGATCCGGCCGTGCTCAACCCGGACAATACGTATTCCCGGTTTGGTGCCGCAGGTACATCAGTAACTTTTGCCGGCATTGCCGTGCGCGAAGTGAAGCAGACAACGGATTACTTTTCGTCTCAAGGATTCTATTCGCCCGGTCAGCCGTGCGACGTCTTGGCCCGCGGCTCCGCGACGGTCGTTTGTAACGTTGGCACGCCGTCTGCCGGTGGCGCCGTATATATCCGCATCGCTACAAATGCTGCCTTCCCTGGCGGAGTGATTGGCGGGTTCGAGGCGGCTGCAGATGGCACGAATACGATTCTGGTTCCAGGGGCAAAGTGGACCACCGGCAAAATGGACAGTAACCGGGTAGCGGAAGTCACACTAACGCAACGGAACAATCCGTAACTAAGGGGGATAACCAACAATGAATGTAGGACAACGAGTACACACGGTTCCGGTCTCAGGGGGAGGCTTCATTCCGACTTCGGATGCGGCGATCAGCGGCGGAATGGCTTTTTTGAACGGGGAGCTGGAAAAACGCGACGCCCGACTTCTTGAACCATTGTCATCGGTGACATGGATGCGGGATATCGTTGCAAAAACCGGCGGTGGTTGGGTTGATTTCACATCCAACCAATTTGTCGATTACGCAACGACGGGAGGTAACGAGAATGGAATTATCGGAGGAGCAACAAACGACATTCCGATCATTCAGGCAAACACAAGCAAAGACCTGTTCAAGGTGTTTGTCTTCGCGAATATTTTGAAAGTGCCATTTGTAGACCAACAAAAACTTCAGACTATCGGACATAATCTTGACGAGATTCTGGATAAGGGTATTCGGGTGAACTACAACAAGTCGATCGACAATATTGTGTATACCGGTATCCCTGTTGCGAACAGCTATGGTCTAGTGAACAACCCGAGTATCACTGTAGGGGCGGCGCCGAATGGAGTGGATGGTAAATCGGAATGGGCGTTTAAGACGCCGGATGAAATCCTGAGCGATATAAATCAGTTAATGACAGCAACGTGGGCTGCATCAGAATACGATGTGACGGGCATGTCGAACCATATTCTGATCCCGCCTGTCCAATATACGCATATCACTGGGACAAAGGTTAGTATGGCCGCCGATAAATCGATACTTCAATACCTTCTCGACAACAATATTGGTAAAAATCAAGGTGTTGATCTGGCGATTGTCCCTTCGCGCTGGTGCGCGGGAGCTGGTGTTGGTGGTAAGGATCGGATGGTCGCTTATGTTAATGACGATGATCGTGTAAATTTTGATCTGACCGTGCCACTCAGTCGCGTGATGACACAACCAAATGTAACTTCGATGGCTTACCTCACGGCTTATGCAGCGCAAATCGGTCAAGTAAAATTCCTATACTCGCAGTGTGCGAGATATCTGGACGGAATCTAAGGAGGCTCTATTATGCGTATCTACTCCCAAAAATCATTTCAATTTGATCACCCGACGGGTGCATTCCCCGCTGTTGTCGTTGAAAAGGAAAAGGTCGTTGATGTTCCTGAATGGGTAACCCATTCCACGATGTATCAGTGGGCGGTTTCTAGCGGGGACCTGGATCGTATCGATAGCAAGCAAGATGAAAAGGCAATTGAGTCCGAAAACAAGGAAGAGAAAGCTGCAAAGTCCAGGCAAAAGGGAGCATCGAAGGCGAAAACGGAAACGGAAACCAACGGCGAAGTTGACGGGGAAACGGACGGCGATCGGCATCAAGAAGAACAACAATAAATAGGTGATCCGAAATGAGCGTAGCAAATAACCGTCCGCTCTCGGTATTCGCAGGAATAATCGGGGAGGCTTCCAATATCAGAATTGGGAGCAATCCTCCTTTTTCGTTGGGCGATTTTCTAACCGTCTATCCGCAGTTCGGCCCAGATGGGGCCGGGCAGTCTGTGGTTCCGCAGCAGATCGTGCAGATGTACATCAATCTGGCTGATGCCTGCATAAAGGAAGCGCGCTGGCATGCCTATTGGCAGACTGCTATGGGATGGTTCGTTGCCCATTTCTGCACGCTGTTTCTGCAGGGCGCCGCCGATCCAAACGGCGGGGCTGCTGCAGCTCTGGCTGCCGGGCAGGCCAAGGGCCTGAATACGTCTGAATCTGTCGGTGATGTGTCCGTCAGCATGGACTATGGCGAGATCGGCAAAGATTTGGACGGCTGGGCCGCGTGGAAACTGACCATATATGGTCAGCAACTCGCCACGATTGCTAAGATGCTCGGCCGGGGCGGCATGTATGTCTATTAGGGGTGAATGATTTGGCTTGGTATGCGAATGGCAACTATCCGTGTTGTCACATGGGGTGTGAAATGGAAGCTGATTTTATCATCGGAACGAGCTTCGAAGATTATACTCACATGTGTTTGAAGCATGCGCCTGATTACTCCATGGACAACAAAGTTATACCAAACATTCGCCTTGTTAAAGGGGATGAGGCACATGTTCAACGCTTTTGCAAAAGTGACAAAGACGGCTGATCTATCGCCTGAAGTCAAAAAGATGTTGAACGACCTTGCCCGGATGCAGGTTTATGTCGGCATACCGGAAGGTAGTGACAACAATCGGACCGCGGAAGCCGGGCAAACTGATATCACGAATGCCGAGCTGCTCTATGTTCACACTCACGGTGTCCGTCAAAAGGAAATGCGCGAGGAAATGAATCCGAAGGTTGAAAGCGAAGAGATGACATATAGCAAGGCATTTCAAATGTATCTGCATACGCACGGCTCTCCGCTTTGGCATTCGCCGCCGCGTCCGGTGATTGAGCCAGCTATCGAAAAAAACAAGGAAGTCATTTCGAAGCAACTGCGTAAAGCTGCTGAGACTGCTCTGGACGGCCAAGACCCGGAGAAGGAGCTCGAAAAAGCCGGCATGCTTGGACAGAATATTGTGCGCGCCTGGTTTACCGATCCGGCGAATGGTTGGGCTCCAAATTCCCCGGTGACCGAGAGTGCAAAAGGTAGCGACAGACCCCTGATCGATCGCGGCGAGATGCGAAAAGCCATTACCTATGTGGTAGAGAAGGGGAGCAAATGATAAACGTCGGACGTATCGTAAACAGCCGGAATTTCGCGCAGCCCAAGGGATTTAAGGTGTATCGGACAACCGGCGAATGGGTAAGGGGCCGATTCGTAACGAAAACACCGGAGACTCCGCTGCTTCTGCAAGGGACGGTCACGGTGGCTAATTCCGAGGACTTGGAGCAGGTACCCGAAGGGGATCGGGTCTCCGGGATGATGTGCTTCTATTCGCAGCAGCCGATTTACGTTACCCGGGCAGAGGATGAACTCTCTGCTGCCGGCATATCGGATGAAATTGTCTGGAATGGTGATCGGTACCGGATTGTCACCGTCGACCCTTGGCAGGATTTCGGATATATCAAAGCTATCGGGGTTCGAATGGCGGGGGATTAGATGGACAAGGTTAATTCAATCAATCAAATCGAGGATTTCTTCCAAAGCTTCACGGTCCGCGCGCTTGGCCTCGATCCTCGAGCAAAACAAAACCAAGACCGGGTAAGAATCGGCTGGCCGGCAAAGGGGGCTCCTGCATGGAAGCAAGGAGCGAACGTCGCTTTTCTGCTCATCGACTATGCGGACGACCAATATACACGGCAGATAGACGTGACCTACAGCGGCGGAGCCAACAAGGATAACGCGGACCGGACCGTAAGCTACACCCGGGTTCTCCGTGTGAACTGGGTTTTTTATGGTCCGAACAGTTTCGGAGATGCAGATACAGTCCGCGCGGGGCTCTTTCTGCCGCAAACGGCGATGGATCTTGCAGCTGTGAATATGGCCCTGATCACGGATGTTGCTATGCCAATCCGGGCCCCCGAACTCTTCGCTGGTCAATGGTGGGATAGATCATCCTTTCAGGCACGCTTCAACGAGAAAGTGATTCGTCAATCTGAGGTGCCGTATCTGCAGAGTGCGAATGTACAAATTTTGAAAGAGTAGGTGATTCGGGTGACCCAATCATTGAATGATATCGTCAAGGTGACCGTGCAGGTTTCACCGCTCTCGGCGGTGAACAACACGTTCGATATGGGGCTGATTGTCGGAAAATCTACCGTCATTGCTGCTGCGACACGGGTCAAAGTGTACAGCGGAACGGACGACATGCTTTCTGACGGATGGGTAGGGACCGAGCCGGAATATCTGGCAGCCCAAATGTATTTCGGCCAAAGGCCGCGACCCAATAAAGTGGCGATTGGAAGATGGGACGGCTCCGGTACCGAAACTGCGGTAAAGGCCATAACAGCATGCCGGGAAGCAAATACCGATTGGTATGCGGCGTATCTCTGCGGCGCCGCGAAAGCTGACATTATTGCGATTGCTGAATATATCGAAACAGCGTCGCCTTTGTCCACGTTCTTCTACGATACGAAGGATGCTGAAGTGTCTGCCGGAACAGCCGGTAACGTCATGGAGACGCTGCAGAAGGCAAAAAGACACCGCACGTTCGGCCAATACTGCAGCACGACGGCAAATGCCGCGGTAGCCGCTATGGGGTACGCCATGGGCGCGAACACCGGGCTTGCTAACTCAGCATTCACGCTGGCGTATAAGTCGGAGGTGGGTGTGCAGCCCGAGGCTCTGACCACGCAGCAAGTGAATACAATTCTCGGCTACAACGGGAACGTATATACGAATTACGGTGCGACATACAATTTGCTCGTTCGGGGCGCCATGGCCGACGGCGTGCATTTTGACGAAGTTCTGAATCTCGATATGCTGACAACCGATATCCAAACTTCAGTCATGAACGCTTTGACGACGGGGCCGAAAATTCCCCAGACCGAAGAGGGCGTGAGCCTTTTAGTGACGGCTATCACGGCTCCATGCGAAGCAGCCAGAACGCGCGGTGTGATCGCGCCGGGGGTATGGAAAGGCGCGCCGGTGTTATCTCTGAAAACAGGCGATACGCTGTCGATCGGATACATGGTTCTGGCCGACTCCATTGCCAATCAATCGCAGGCCGACAGGGACGCGCGCAAGTCCCCGCCGATATATGTTCCGATCAAGATGGCCGGAGCGATCGAACATGTCGTCATCGGAGTCGTCGTAAATCGATAGGAGGAAGAAAAGATGCCACATTCAACCTACAGTTTCAGTGATGTAACTATGGTTATATCTCATCCGGGTGTCGGCCAGTTTGTCGCAACTGGGGCGGGCCTAGGAAGCATCACGACGATCATGACTACCGATCGGACGACCCATGATGTTTCAGCCGACGGCTCCGTTATGGTTTCGAAAATAAAAGCGCGGAATGGCAGTCATTCTATTTCCGTCCAGCAGACGAGCGACTTGAATAGATGGTTGTTGAAACTGTACAACTACCTCGAAACAGCGGCAACAAATCAATGGGCCGGCATTACCATCGTGATCCGTTCCCCGCAAATGCAAGATCTGATCACTTCGACCGGAGTGAGTTTTCAGAAACTACCGGATAAACCATACCAAGCTCAAGGCCAACAAGTGACATGGAACCTAATGGCCGCCGACATCCAGCAAGATGCAGCATAGGAGGAGTTATTCATGATCCCAATTGAAAATTACAAAGACGTTGAAATCAATGGCCGTACGTTTCGAATTCGGAAGTTCGACGCGCGGACCGGGTCCTTTATGTTGATCAAAATCACCGGCCTGCTTGCCCCGCTGTTCAAAAATTTGGACTTGAGCAAGCTCAAGGAAGCTAAGGACGCAAGCGAGGTTAAGTTGGATGCATTGAATATCCCAGGCCTCATGTCGGAGCTCGGGAATCTATCTGAGAAAGATTTCGAATATGTACAAGGCAAGTGCCTGCAGGTGTGCAGCGAAGTGCTGCCGGCAGGCCCGACACCTGTATTAAATTCGAACGGCACCTTTGGTGTAACGGGGATCGAGGACGACACGATGACAGTGCTCGCCCTGACCGCGCATACGCTTATTTTCAACGTGAAGGGTTTTTTCTCCGGAAGTCCCTTGGCTTCGATAGTCGGGGGGCTCATGACTACATTCCCGCAAGACTGATCAATGTGAACGAATTTGTATATGCGCCGGTTATGGCCGGGATATGGCAGCAGCATCAGGTTTGGGACGGGACGTACACCCTCGACGATCTACTGGATGCGCACGAAATGCTCGAGGTGCGGTATGAGAATGAGCGGCGTGCTTCCGAAGCGGCGGAAAGGAGGCGGCAGCCGTGATTGAGACAATAAAAAGCTACCTGGTTTCCCTTGGGTTTAGCGTTGATCCGAACTCCTACAATCAAGCCACGAAGGCCATCGGTAGCGTAGAGCAGGGGATCGTAAAATTCGCGGGCAGCGCAGTGACCAAGTTTGCTCTTGCAACTACGGCTGTAGCCTCTTTTGTCGCAGCTTCAAGCATTGGAATCGCAAAGTTCATCGGAGATTTAGCGCAGGCCGATTTGGAGAACGAAAAGCTTGCCCGGCAACTGTGGATGAGCAAAGATGCGGCAGCAGCATACAACAGCACTCTGAAAGCTATGGGCGTCACCCTGCAAGACCTGTATTTGAGCCCGGAGCTTATGCAGGATTTTCGGCAGCTGAACCAGCAAGCAAAGAATCTCCGGCCGCCGACTGAGTTTGCGGAGCAAATGAAGATGGTCCGATCGATACAGTTTGAATTCGCGCGGATGAAGCTTGAAGCGACTTATGCCTTGCAATGGATCGGTTATTACTTCGTGAAGTATATGGAAGGACCGATGAAGCAGATCAAGCAGACGTTGTCAGAGATCAACGGCGTGATAGTCAAAACAATGCCGTCGTGGACGAAAATCATTGCTCAGGTGATGAGCTGGTTCGCGCGGATGGGCATTGCCGCTTTTCGGTATTTCAAGGATATCGTACGGATATTCAACGACTTAGGCAGCGCCATACCGCGAAACCTGAAACTAATCGGCGCGGCCGTCGCGGCGCTGGGCGTCATCATCAGTACTGGGCCTTTTGGGATTATTACAGCGACATTGCTTTCATTAATCCTACTTTTGGATGACTTCTATACCTACCTCGACGGCGGGGAATCACAATTCGGTTCTTTCTGGAAAAAGCTTGAGGATTTCTACGATAAACTCAAGGGCTCAGGTGTCATAGACGGATTCAAAAAGGGCTGGAGTGAAGCGTTCGAATCTATCTCACAAGGAATAGAGACCGCTGGAAAAGAAATTGCCGGTTTCTACGAAGATCTGAAAAAGAACGGGACGCTAGATAATTTAGAACAAGCATTCGCTAACACGTTTAATATCATCGAGCAGATTTTCAACGGTGCAAAAAAATGGGTTCAGGATCTGTACACGGAATTGGGCAAACAAGGAGTTTTGACCGATCTCAAAAATAATTTCGAGGAAGTTCTGGGGGCCGTTTCAAATTTATTTAACGGAGTCACCAAACTAATCGACAAATTGCTAGGGTTGGATGAGACCAAAACAACCTTAGATGAGATTGGAAAAATTCTTAGGGATGTAATTATAGTATCGCTTCAAACTGTGAGTGATCTTTTGAAGGGGATCGCCGGTTATGTGAACCTGATTTCTTCATTAACTGATGGCAGTGTTTTGGATAATACAAAACAAGCGGGAAAAAGCGCAGCGGAACGCCTCGCAGAAAAGCCCGAGATCAATAATCAGGGATTTTGGGAGAGTATTTGGTGGACAACGCAAGAGCTAACCAACAAATGGAAGAGTCAAGATTTCACGGATAAATTCAATAGAGCAATGGGGCTCGTTGCTGAAGCGGTTAGCGGAAATGAAGGGCAGAACGGTGGACCTGTTCTTGGTCCTCCAGCGCCAGGTTATATCTATCCCCAAAACACGCAGAACAACACCAACAATAATACGACTGTCAGCATGAACCCAACATTCAATATCTACGGCTCTGATCCAAAAGCTACAGCGGGGGCGGCCCAGAATCACATGGATTCGATGTTCATCAGAAACATGAGCGGGGTGATCAGGTGATGGATAATTCGCCACTGCTGGACCTAGCGGACCCCGGCATAGTTCAGTTGGTCTATACAAAAACCAATATTGGAGGCTGGTTTTTCGATGCCTACTTGAAGATGGATCACACAAGCAGGCTCACAATCACGGACCATCCGGTACAAGCGGGTGCGGCCGTTTCCGATCATGCATTTTTGCAGCCACGAGAGCTATCAATGGATGTAGCCATGTCGAACGTCAATGAAAGTCGAGTTCCGGGTCAATTCACAGGTGGTTACTCCAGGTCGGTTCAAGCATTCAATGTTTTGAAGAAGTTGCAGGAACTGCGGGTTCCGATTCAGATCCATACGCGACTCGGTCTGTATCCTAACATGTTGGTTGAAGTCCTTTCCGCACCAGACGATTTCACGACGTTAGATGGCCTGCAATGCACAGTCACCTTTCGGGAAATATTGGTCGCTCAAGTGACAACGATTAAAATCAGTTCTCGGCCCCAAGTGACGGACAGTTCTAAGCGTGGGTCGCCTGAACCGGTCACGCCGAATCAAAGCATCCTGAAGCAAGTATCCGGCATGCTACTCGGGCATTAGGAGGGGGAGAGCTTTGGCTACAAAAGTGATTCCGCTTATGCCGGGCGCCAATCAGAGTTTCACATGTACGCTTCCAATCGACTCGAAGAATATCACGCTAGGCTTCACATTCACATGGAACGGCTTCGCGGAATATTGGTTTATGTCTATTACGGACGTAAAAACAAATACGTTGCTGCTGGATGCCGTGCCGCTTGTGACCGGTTTATTTCCGGCTGCCGATCTACTCGGGCAATATACTTACCTCGGCATTGGCAGCGCTGCAGTTGTACCGGTCAGTTCGGTGGAGACTGGGATACCTGGGAAGTCGAATCTGGGTAGTGATTTTGTTTTAGTCTGGACGGATACGGTGAGGTGATCGATCGATGGCGGATAATTGGAAAAGCCTTGCGGCAGCAGAAGCTCGGGATCAGGGAGCGGAGCTGAATATCGTCCTTGCAACCGTAGAGGCGGAGACAAGCGGCACCAACATATTGGGTGACAGCGGTAATGCACTGGGTTACGGCCAGGTCTGGCCAAAATGGCACATGGATGCATTCCGGTACGCAGCAAATAAGTACAGGCTCCAACTGCCGGATACGCATTCTGGACTGCAGAAACTCACGCTCGGCAACGACGCATTTTCTATGTGTGTTGCTGTATACGTGATCAAACAGGTATGGAACGGCTCCGGAAAGGATTTCCGTAAGTTCACACTCACGTATGTCGGACCAGCCATACCGGACCATGACTATCAGCGGCGGCTCAGAATCTGGCTCAAGTATCAAGGCCAATCAGGGGAGAGTATTCCCTCGGCTCCAACAACGACGATGCCCGGCGTTTCTTTCGGATCAGCTCAAACTCCTCAGTTCAATATCAACATACCATCAACCAATTATGGGGTTGTTGCGAATTCGCAAACGTTTGGAAATATCCTTTACGGCCGGAGATACCGGGTCATGGTGAGCCGGCCTGACGGGGTCGCTTTGGACGTCTCGCAGCTTCGCTGCACCTTCAAAATTCAGAAGACGATTCTGCAGCAGCCGAACTTTTCTGAAATCGTGCTATACAACTTGGCGCCGGATACGGAAAATTCAATAATCCGTGAGGGGAATCGAATTGTCATCGAAGCAGGGTACGAGGGCGATCAGTACGGATTGATATTCGACGGAGACATCATTCAGCCGATCCGTGACAAGGAGGACGGCGTGACCTACCGGCTTACTCTATACTCATTGGACGGCGATCGGTTCATGAATCATGGGTTCGTTGGGTTTTCCATGGTGAAAGGACAGACCTCACGGAGCGTTGTCGAAAATGTTGTCGGCCAAGCAAAGGTGCCAACTCAAATTGGCAGCATTTCAAGCGAATTCAGCAGTCAGGAGCTTAGCAGGGGAAAGGTCGTCTTTGGATTGGCAAAGGATTACCTTCGGCAGCTCGCGCAATCTCAGGATGCTTCCTTCTATATGGAGGATGGGAAAGTAAATATCGTTCGTGCAACGGACCTGCCGGAAGGCGAGATAATCGAATTATCGCCCAAGTCGGGGCTTCTTGGTGTGCCGGCCCAGAACGACAAAGGCGTTTCATTCAAAGCTCTGCTGAATCCGCGAATCAAGATTAACAGTTTGGTCCACATCGACAATAGTTTGATTCGGGCACAGACATTTCAGCAGGGGCAGCCGATTAGGAATTTGGACAATGAAGGCATATACCGGGTGATCGGGATTACCTACACCGGCGATACCCGGGGCGATCTTTGGGAATGTGAATGCGAAGCCGTATCCCAAGCCGGTATACTGCCCGGTATGATTTCGGCTGCAACGGCAAACCCGTGGTGAGGAGGTATAGCGATGGGTGTGCCAATCAGTGAACGTCTGGGGAAGGGCAATAATGAAGAATTCTATCGACGAATGTTGGAGAATTTCGCAAGCAATCTGCGGGTGGCGGCACCTGGTATCATTCAGGAATTCAATCCAGTGACGCAGACGGTCAGTGTTCAGGTGGCGATCCGGGAAAAGATCATTGATCCGGATATGCTCCAGCATTGGGTAGAAATACCGCTTCTCCTAGATGTGCCGATCATAATCCCGCGGGCCGGCGGATTTGCCTTGACGCTGCCAGTGAAACCAGGGGATGAATGCTTGGTTATTTTCGCAGATTCATGTATCGACGCATGGTTTAGCAGCGGAGGCGTACAAAATCAAATCGAGAGGCGCAGACACGATCTATCAGACGGGTTTGCGCTTCTTGGTGTTTGGAGCCAGCCTCGCACGCTTCAAGATTACTCTATGAGCTCCGTACAGATCCGGACTGATGACGGGGCTACACGAATCAGTATGAGTCCTGGAGAAATCGATATCGTGGCTTCAGTGGTCAAAATCAACGGTGTCCCATGGAGAAATTGAGGAGGATGCTATGAAATACCGAAAACTGAACAATGGCGATTATTCATTTGGCGGTAACGGCAATGATTTCTACGAGGGGACGCTCGCCGTGAGCCAGGCGATCAAGACAAACCTTCGGCTGCTCAAAGGGGAATGGTGGGAAGACAAGGAGAAAGGGCTGCCGTTGTTTCAAAGCATCATTGGACAGGCCGGCACGCCGCAACATGTCCAAGCTGCCGATCTGCTCATTCAGGGCGTCATCCTGAACGCGCCGGGTGTGGTCCGGATCAGGAATTTTCAAAGTAATTATGAAAATCGGAAATATTTGTTGAACTGCACGGTTGAAACGCAATACGGCGATGCCGTCACCGAGGAGGTGATATTCTGAGATGCCTTATTTCGCACCGTATATTGACGCCGCGGGCCTTCATATTCCTGCATACACAGACATTCGTGATCAGCTGGTCGCAGACGCTAAACGGATTTTTGGTCAGGATATCTATTTAGGTGAGGACACTCAAGACTACCAATGGATCTCGGCTGTGGCGAACATCATATACGACTCATTTTTGGCTAGCCAGGCAGCTTACAACAGCAGGGGGCCGGGCACGGCATTAGGAAGCGCGCTTGATGTGGTCGTCAAACTGAATGGGATCAAGCGTCAGCCGGCTGTATATTCGACCTGCTACGTATCGCTGACCGGGATGCCAGGAACAACGATCGCTGGCGGAGTGGTCGGAGATGTAAGTGGATACCACTGGAATCTAACCAGCCCGATTATCCTCGATAGAGATGGCAGAGCATTGGCACTGGCAACCTGCCAGACCCCGGGGCCGATTGCCGCTAATTCAGGGGAAATACGAAAGATTGTGACTCCAACTTATGGATGGAGCTCGGTTACAAATGGTGAAGCAGCAACGATCGGTGCATATGCCGAATCGGATGCGCAGCTTCGGTCAAGGCAAGCGGTTAGTTCAGCACAGCCTAGCAGAACGGTTCTTGAAGGAATTAAGGGCGCCATAGCCGCGGTGTCCGGAGTCACACGGTTTGCTGTGTATGAAAATGATCAGCCGACAAGGACTGTTTTTCCGCCCCATTCTATCACGGCAGTTGTTGAGGGTGGGTCCGATACAGACATCGCCAAAGCAATTTTCAATAAAAAAACCCCGGGATGCTATACAAACGGAACAACATCCGTGTCCATAACGGATCAATATGGTGTTCCTGTCACGATACGATTTTTTCGTCCAACGTATGTAGATATAGACGTTGTCGTGAACGTGAAGCAACTCCCGGGGTATACAAACCAGACTACGGAAGACATGAAAAACTCCATTGTCACGTACATCAACAGCTTGACGCTAGGAGATAGCCTAACCGTTTCAAGTCTATGGGGTGCGGCTCTATTAGCGAATGCAACTCCCAATAAACCGTCATTTTCCATAACCAGTTTGACGGCAGCAAAACATGGACAGGCTCAAGGAACGGCGGATATTTCAATTATTTACAAGGAAGTTACGAGAGGCGACATTACCAATGTTACCATAAACGTAACATAGAAGGGGGCGGCAATGAGCATCATCAAGTATACCGACCTCATAACGTCACAGCATAAAACACAGCCCAAGTTTATTGCGTGGCTTTCTTCGGCTCTTAGCATTGTTGATTCCGGTTTGGAGTTGTCTAAAGAAATGCCTTCTCATTTTGACATCGACAAAGCGAAAGGCGTTCAACTCGATCTGATAGGCACGATTGTTGGCCGGAGCAGGGTTTTAAATTTTCAGCCTACGGGTGGAACTTCTCCTGTTCTTGATGATGAGAACTATCGGCTGGCTCTCAAAGCTAAGATCGCTCAAAATCAATGGGATGGAACGATCCCACAAATATATGAAATTTGGTATAGCCTTTTCGATGCAAATCTGATTATCGTGGACAATCAGAATATGTCGATGTCAGCACTTGTAGAAGGTCAGCTCGACTCGATAGCTATTGAATTGGTTGCGAGCGGGTATATCATCCCGAAACCTTCAGGAGTAAACCTGACCATCATTGAGGTTACGAACGTTTCCTCTCCATCATATATCGGTGGATTGGTAACAGGGATGGATTTCATCACAGTTTCGACGGAAATTCCGTTGTAAGGAAGGAGGCAGTGATCTGTGGCTGTTTACGGAAAAATGGTAATTACTCAGCAGGGGTTAGCTTTGTATGCTGCCGCGCAGACAGGCGTTCAATTGAACTTCACTCGCATGCAAATAGGAGCTGGCCGTTTGGCGGAAGGGCAAGATCCAACCAAACTTACGGCCATTATTTCTCCAATATCGTTTTTTCCGATCACATCCATTTCAAGCAAAGACAACATTGCATTTGTAAAAGGAATCTTCGAAAACAAAAGTATCACGGCGCCAACCTATACGTGTGAATTGGGGCTTTTTGCTCAAGATCCAAATGCCGGTGAGATCCTATTTGCATATGCGAATGCCGGGGGCCAAGGAGATACAATTCCGCCAATTTCATCTGGACCTCTATCAAAGCAATATCAAATCAATGCGGCAGTAGGTAACGCGCCCAATGTGACAGCAACCATCCCGGCCGACGCATATATTCCTTCTACGGAAAAAGGTGCTGCCGATGGTGTCGCACCATTAGACCGGAATAAGAAGGTTCCGCTCACCCACATTCCGGCCATATCCGCGGAGAGCATTACTCTGACCTCACCGAATTTTGTCTCGAAAAACGTAAAGGACGGAATGGATGAGCTTTCAGGAAGAACAAAAGCTGCAGATTCCACGGCGCAAAGCGCTCAGCAAAGAGCAAATGCATGTCTTCCGAAAAACGGAAGCGAGCCAATGACCGGCAGACTCGTAGTTCCTGCGGGCCCGGGTGGAGGAGTACATTTTCCAAACGATGCATTCGGTGGGAATGGAGATACTGCGAGCATCACGCTTCGTCAAAAATCCGGCGAAGATCAGGAATTAACGATTGAGGTTCAAAATGACCCGACCGATACGATTAACTTTATTACCCCTTCTAATACCGGATTAAAAGCAAATGGAAATACTGTTTGGCATGCGGGAAATCACGGTTGGGGCAGCGGACTCAATGCAGATGTTCTGCGAGGCATGGCGCCTGCCGACCAAGCATATGGAAACTCCATAGTGCAAAGAAGAGCAGACGGCGGTACAGACGTGGCAACGATTTATGCGAGCAACTGGCTGCGTTCAAGAGGACAGACAGGCTGGTACTCTGAAGATTATGGTGGCGGCTGGCATATGACTGACTCGACATGGATTAGGGCTTACAACGGGAAAAGCGTTCATACATCGGGTCATTTGTCCGCTGACGGCGACATTTATCTCCGTGGCACGCCGTTGGTAGCAACTCGATTGAACAATGGCATGTTGGAATTCTGGAACGGGAGTGGGTGGCAACCAATGGGAGGAGTGAAATACGTACAGCGCGGCGAAGCAAATGTCAACACGGAGAGTGTTGTAAATGTCAGAATTGATCCAGTAAACATCAACAAATCATTTGTTAATTTCCCCAATACAGGAGGAACTACCACAACCAGTTATCCGAATGGCTATGCTAGGCTGATAGACTCGACAACATTGCAGATTCGTGCAGCCGTGTGGGGCACGTATCAATATGAGATTGTCGAACATTACTAAACCGATAAAAGGAGCGGTGGATATTATGCAAAGATATTATGCCCACGTCAATGAGCACGGAAAGGTGTACGGGCTTAGCATGAACCCGTCGATTATGGTCCCATTGCAAGTATACGATTCCAACTATATGAACACCTTCTACGATGAAAAAACTGGGCAATTCATCGGTATACGGATCACTCTTTCGGTAGACAAAACAGAAATTGTGGCGGACGGCACAGATACGGCAACCGTAACGGCCAGCTTTAAAAATTGGGATGGTACCCCTGCCGAATACACGAAAGACCTTGTTGTTTCTGTTGATGGAGTGCGTGCTGTCATAAAAAAAGTAAAAGGAGCGTACACGATCAAGTTAAGTAGTACTGTGGAAGGTATCAAAATGATATCGATTATTACTTCTGAAGATCCGCATTTGATGGAATCTCAGCCGATTAAAGTGAACTTTGTTGCTCCGTCAAAATGATCGCCCCTTAGGGGCTATTTTAATTTGAAAGGTGGATAAACATGTCAGACAAAGAGCTCAGATCATATATTCTCCGGATTGCGGGGCATCAACAGCAGCAGCAAAAACTTCAAGCAGTGGCGACCCGTGGCAGTCATCTCGGTGCTGGGTTGTATCCTACCAAAGCAGATGATCCAGCCGTGTCTATACAAACGAGCAAAACGTACCATGAATTCGCTTGTGATTGCACCGATGTGGCCCTTATCTACGGGAATTATTATGATTTTGATCAGCTCACACCTAATAAGATCACTGACAAGGCTTCTATCGAGTATCCGATTGGCAACACAACAAGGACAGAAGTGTTCGGTCCAAATGGCTCACGCGAGATGGCGATAGAGCCGGGCGGTCTTGTTGAGTCGACTGGCACCGGTATCCGCGGCAAAAAGGGCGATGGCCTCTACGTTTATACAGGTGTGTCAGTTCCGGATGGTGGGAAATTCCCACGCGGACAAGTTGCATACTCAAACCGGGGAGAAGGAATGAAAAACGGAGACGTAGTGGATTCCGGAGCCACGGATACACACGGCCAGTTTGTCCATCATCCGGTTGCCATCGTTGGAAGGCCGAAGGAGCCGACGCCTGCAGTACTTATCGTAGGCGATTCGATTGCCGGCGGCGCACAAGACAATCCGCAAGATCGAGGTTTCATTCCTCTTGCACTTGGAAAAGATATTCCGTGGATTCGCGTTGCAAAAGGAAACGAAAGCAGTTATGGCTTTGCTGGAACAGCATGCAGGTTCCGTATGAGACTCGCCAAGTATTGCACACACTCGGTAATTCACTACGGCACCAATGATTTCTTGAACAAAAGCTTGGCGCAATTTCAAGCGGATCTAATCGCGCTTTTGCAGTTGCTTAGTGACTACGGGTTGAAAAATTACGTTTGCACGATTCCACCTCGGACCGTCTCAAAAACGGATATGTCCCCCGTGAATCCCGCCTTTGCAACGGGTGGGGACGTCATGAAGGCGAACGAATGGTTGCTATCAAACCCGCGCCCGGACCTTATAGCAGGTGTTTTTGACACCGCAAAGGTTCTACGGAATCCAGAAAGACCAGCAGAGTGGGATCTGGCCGTCCTTGGGAGCGACGGCATACACCCTGGCCCTGTAGGGCATGGAAGAATGAGCGCCGTGATAGAAAGAGAAAAATCAAAGTTCAAAATGTAGCCCCGAACTATCGGGGCTATTTTCATTGCCCGAGCTGGGCGGGAGGGGGTAGAGAATGAGTGATACAGAAGTGCGAGCACTCAATGAGATATCTGGAAGGCTTGGCAGACTTGAAGCGCTCCATGAGGCGAGCACAAGGGCAACGAACGAGCTTACGGCCAACGTGAATAGGCTTGTTGAAAAGCTAGACAAGTCCGACGATATCGCGAAGGAAGCGGATCAGCGCGCCAAGTCGGCGCATCATAGGCTGGACGAGGTTATAAAGCGTCTGGATGCGACAGACAAAAAAATCGATGAGGAGCAGAAAGAGATCCGTTCCGGCCAGCGTTGGTTGATCGGCATCACCCTTAGTGCAGTGGGGCTCTTTTTCACGGCGATCGGATTTCTCTGGAAGCTCAAAGGGGGAGCATAGGAGATGCAAGAAAGCCAATTTTTCACATGGGAGGCCCTTTCCGCTATGGGAGGGGCTTCTTTGCTCACTTTTTTCATCGTTCAGTATACCAAGAGCTTGATAGACCGTTTTTGGCAGATCCCGACGGATATATTCGCTGTCATGGTGGCTTTCTTCGTGCTGTTGGCTGCACAATTTGCTACCGGCTCTAGTGTGACAGATTGGCGGGTATATGCTCTGACCTTCGCAAATTCTTTTCTCGTCGCAGCTGCCGCAGCTCAAATGCAACAAAAATCTATTAGCCCGCCAACGAGAAAGGGGAAACGAAATGATACCGATACACATTGAAAAGCGAACGCTGCGGACTTTTTCCGTAGCGCCTGAAAAAGCTGAGCGCGAGGAGTCTGCAGAGTTCCGCGCGACCAAACATCGATTGAAAGAGGACGGCCATTTTTGCTGTTACATCTGCGGTTCTACTGAGGAGTTGCAGGTGCACCACCGGATATATCATATGTTTGGCAATCTCATAGACTTTGGGAAGTTGAAAGAGTTTTGTGAGGATTGGGACGTGTACGGCTATGGTAGGCTGTTGAAGAACAGCCCGATCACAACGATTGACGATATTCGAAATACGATGGTCCTCTGCCAAGACCATCATACTGGTACAAGTGATGAAGTAGACGGTGGAACCGGCATCCACAATCTGCCGATCGGCGAATTCATGATGCAAAAGCTTGCGCTGCCTGGATGCAACCCGATTCCACAGGACGGGGAATCCTTCGAGGAGGCTATGGAAAGAGTGCGGCAGCATCAGAAGCGAGGGGAGCAAGCGGACAATGAGTAAGCAATGGGTATCGGCAGAACAACTTGCGAATTTCGGATGGAGAAACACGACCATTGCCGTGATCGATGATTTGAACGACGCTTTAACTCGGTATGACATTACCACGCCGGAAAGGATAGCCCATTTCATGAGCCAATGCGGGCATGAGTCGGGATTGGGGCTGTATACAAAGGAACTTGCTAGCGGAGCAGCATATGAGGGCAGGGTTGATCTTGGCAACGTCAATCCGGGTGACGGTCCTCGGTACAAAGGCGCTGGGTATATCCAGTTAACTGGACGCGCCAATTACCAACGCTTCGCTAACCATATTGGCGACGCCGAAGTCATGCAGGGTGTCGATTACGTCGCGGCCAAATACCCGTGGTCTTCTGCGGGATTTTGGTGGGCATCCGCCGGGATGAATCAACTGGTAGACAACGGAGCGACCGTGAAGCAAGTAACTAGGCGGGTAAACGGCGGGTATAACGGGCTGGAAGATCGCGAGGCGCTGTATCAAAGATGGGTTGGCCAAAACAAGGAGGAGGATGAACCAGTGTTGAGAGAAGAAATCGCAAACAGCATCATCGACGGGTACCTTAAACCCGCATATGCAGCTCATGATGCTTCGTATCAGGCGGCGATCGCCGCAGGAGATACCGAGGGAGCGGAAACTGCAGTAAAGCTCCGAGATTGGCAGCGGACGCTTGCAAATGCATTGCGACAGGCATCCGGACAGCCGGAACAGTAGGAGGCGAGCGAAACCATGGGAGTTTTCGACGGTTGGAAAGTGACAAGCCCGTATGGATCTCGTTCCGATCCGTTCACCGGCAGCCGAGTATTTCACACGGGCATTGACCTTGTAAAATATCACCGATATCCAATCCCCGCCTTTGTTGGCGGGGTTGTTCTTTTTGCTGGAGATGGAGGCCCCGGGACAGGGTTTGGCGGCTATGGGAACGTGGTTGCGCTGCGGGATGAAAAGGGGTATGTCCATTGCTATTGTCACCTTGATTCGGTGGTAGTTCAGAAGGGGCAGAAGCTTTCAACAGGCGATATTGTCGGGTATCAAGGAACGACCGGTCGAAGTACCGGATCGCACCTGCACTATGAAGTCAGGTCAAAGGACGCGCCGAGCTACGGTTACGGGCTGCACGTAAACCCAGGGGAATATTTAGAATCACTTGAAAACGAGGAGGATGACGAAATGTTAAAGGAGAGGGTTACAGAATTGGAGTCGCAAGTGGCGGCCTTGAAGGGAGAGTGCCAGACGTTACTCAATACGGCCGAGGCACATATCCAAGAGATTAATACGCTGAAAGCTCAATTAGCTGATCAAACTACACCCGATTGGTTCTCGGCAGAGTTTGGCGCAGATGCATTGAAGGGTGTAGTCGATACACCTCAAGGGCCGAATTTGTTCTGGCGCCTGGCTGCCGTCGCGTTCCGGTTACGGAAGAAGGGATGACCGGCGTATAAATCTAGCTCAGGAATTTTCCTTACCCACACTAGCTCCGGCTGATGGGGGATTTTTTTCTTTCAATGGTCATATCGTAAATTCCACGAATGCAGGGGACCATCGGACCCGGTAAGTTGTGGAAATTAACACATTGATAAAATCGTGTCGATGCCGTTATAATAAGAACGTACATTCGCATTTACGTTTAACGGAAGGACGGGCTCCATGCTTACCACACATACCGTTACCACGAAAAACAACGAACAGGGTCGACTCACAGATGAGCAGCGACGGGAAATTTTCGGTCGGCTGCGCTCATCACGGTCAAACACGCTTAATGTGACGATTACGTTTTTCGACGGACTTGAATATCGCCAAACCACCGGTATCGTAGCGGAGATGGACCAACGGTACGTCAAGCTGGAACTGGAACGTGGTTGGATGCTGGTCAATTTCGCGGACATAACCGGAGTTGAGTTCGTTGTCGTTTGATGAAGAAATTAACAGCTACGTTCTGAAGTATCTTCGCGAAAAGCATCCGGACCAGTACGGCCAGTGGACAGTCGAGGATGTGCGCGTACAACCGCGCTGGAAACGTGTGTGGACGTGGTGGTCGGCGCTATGCCACTACCGCGAAAAAAACTATTTTCAGCGGCTGGAAGACGTCCCGGACGGACTAGAGGCGGTTCGGGTTATTGAAGGCGGAGAGTGCAAAAAATACGTATGGTGTGACGGGAAGTACGTATATCGCCAAGGAATCACGAAAGATGAATGCCGTGACATATACGGGATATGACGGGGTGTTTCCGATGAATCAAACGGCGACAAATGAAGAACTGCTTCGCAACTCCGTTCTGCTGCCGAACGCGCTGTCCATAATCGAAGAGGAAGCCCGGACGCTTTCCGCTTCAAAAGACCCGATCCGCCGGCTATACATTGCGGCCGCGAAGGTGATACACGTCAGGCTGACGAATGAGATGGCTGGTGTTCGGAAGGAAATGCGACAGCGCGGGATTCAGGCGGAAAAGATCGATATTAGCCGCGAGGAAGCCAAAGCGACTATTGCCGAAATGATAGGTCGGCATATGCGAGAGGTAATGGACGAGCTACAGCAGAAAAAGAACCCCCGCTAGTGCATTGTAGCAGGGGTTCAAATAATTTGTTATTGGTGTTTGACATTCCTAAAACATTGTTTTATATTGTATTTATCGTATTTATCGTACCTATTAGGAATTGAAGCAAAGTTTCTGTTTGTAAGGCAACTTTTATCTACCTATGAGGATTGACGCTCATCATTGAGCGTCTTTTTCTTTGTGCCTGGATTGGTAATACTCCTGGCACTTTGAACAATACTGCGGACTCACTTTGTTTCGATGCGGAGATACAGGGGAGTCCATTTCCCCGCCGCATTGCGGACAAAGTCCTTTTTTCGCCCGCATCTTCCGATATCTTCGAGCTTTTTCCCTATCGCGACAGTTACTTGAGCAATACTCACGCGGTTTTCCGGGAGTAGGCCGCGGTTTGACTGGGTTATTGCAGTCTGATGCCTTGCAAATTTGTACCATTATTGGATTCCCTCCTCTAGCATAAATTATACTAAGAGAGCCATTGCCCGTCTATTCTTGCCGAGCGATTAGTGACAGCAGGTCGTTCCGCGCTGCATCTTCGTCGTCCATCATTGTGCCAAGCCTTTCTACCCACCGCAGAATGGAGCGCATAGCCTCCCAAAACTCCGTTCCTTCGATGTCGGCCAATTCCGTTCCCCACCGCAGTATTTCGTAGCGAGTATCGGTCACATGGAACCCTGTGGATTCGTAGTGATTACCATAAGAGTATTCACTCCAACAAAAATACACGTCACCGCTAACGTGGACAGCGTCACAACCATCAGGTTTCCAAAGAATTGGAGCAACGGGGAGTAAAATTTCTTCGAGCTCTTTCAAAAATTTCAGTGCTACCTCCCGGCGTTTGCTCTCCCCGTTAACCATAGCTTCAACCCTTGCTTTCAAATCGTTCATTTCAACTCAATCCTTCCGATTTTGTTTTTTAAGATCCCGGCAGCTTTATGCTGATAGGTTTCGGCCCGTTTCGCGGCGGGCCTCGTCAGGTAGGGTTATCACTTAGAATTCTTCGTAAATCGTCTCCGATCCATTTTGCCTGTCTGGCAATCACCTCAATTTCCGCCGCGTTTACAATATTGATCGTAACATCGTCATCCAACGAACACCCACCATCGGTTTTTGTAGACTTAAAAATGGCGACCTCGTATCCGAACTGAACGAAGACCCTGTATGTAGAAACTACCACAGACTTATCTTTGTAGGGTGTGCAGTCCCACTTTTGTATGGAGAATATAGTGCCTTCAATTGATTGTTGCGACTTCTTAACCCGATCCTGTAAAACTTGAGGACAATCAGCAAGTGTTAATTCATTTTCCATCGTTACCCCCGCGTTTACCGTCCGCCGACGTTATTGGGTATTTTCTACAAGCCCGCGAACTTCTTTAACGAATAGCTGGAACTGCGATTCTTTCATGCTCTCAACGTCTCGGCAGTACCGGTCCGAATCGTGACCACTCAGAATGAAGTCACAAGCCCGTTCCGGCTTTACACCGAGTTCTTTAACCAGCTTGTATGCTTCGTGAATTGCCAGCGTCCGCCGTTTCCATTTGAACATCATCACGCATACCTCCAGCGAATATATCCGGGGGGGCCGAAGCCCCCGAGCTATTTTTGTTCCTTCGTTTCAACGATAGCCGCGGCGATCTTAAATCCGTAGCTTACGCCCTTGGCGTACTCTATGCCAACTTCGTCCTGGCGTTCGATGGATTCGGCGCTCCAAAACTTTTGAAGCTCCTTAAAATCGCTTTTTAGTTCTCGTAACTTTTCGATCATACTCCCCTCCCGAACTGAAGAGATTGTATCTTCCCACAAATCTCACGCTGCCATTCCGTGTCGTTTACCGTATAGGCAATAAAAGAGAGGTCCTCAAGACCTGCCATTCTCCAACAGTACGAAGCATTTGCGTGCAAGCAATGAACCATTTCCTTTACCTCGTTGTCGGTTAATCTCCTTCGCTGCTCGATTGTCCAGAGTTCTGCTAGGCGGTTGTGAAAAGGTTTCAAAGTCATTCCTCCTTGTCCTGCATCGCTTGGATCAAGCCTATGTTTCCGTTTATTTTAATTCGTACATATGGTAAGATTGGGCGGAGGGGAAAGCATCCCCTTCGAGGAACCTTTTAACGTTTGCGGGGCACGCGGCGTTTGGTTCCTTTTTCTTTTTCTCGCGGATGTAGTACCCAATCCTTTATTGCTGCACCTCCTTTTATGAATGACTCAAAATTCGTGTCACTGACATCCATAATATATCATGACACAAAATTCGTGTCAATACATTATTGACACTATTTTCGTGCCAGTGTATATTGACTGTAGAGGTGGTCCATTCGTGAAAAAGATTCACTCAAATTTGAAAAATTTAATTGATGCTAAGGGCGTCTCTATAAGACAAGTTGCTCGGGATATTGATTACCGCTTTGACTCTGTTCGCCTAATGTACAACGATGAAATGAAGCAGTTCCCGCGCGAATTACTGGAAAAGCTATGCACTTATTTTGATGTGGGCATAGCTGATCTACTAAGATATGAAGACGAGCAGGAGGGCTAGCTATGATCCCAAAAATCATTGAATACAAGATCGAGGGAAATGTCCTTTACCCATTGGTATATATGGATTTGTCCCTCTTGATTGATGAATACGATTCAATTATGCTTAGTGTTAAGCAAGTGAGGCGGAAGAGGAGGGCCTAACCCTCCCCCTCCTGTTTTCTTATCGATGACGCTTGCTTTGTGTCATTCGGAGGTGCAGGTCATATGCCCGCTGCTCCTCCAGCGTGAGGCTGAATCGGCTCAGGATCTCGGCCTCGCGCTTCCAGAACTCCTCCCGTGGAATACGCCCCAGTGCCATCTGGTTGCGTGCTACCCGCAGGAGGTGTTCGCATTTTTGAAGCTTTTCGAACGCTTGGAATGTTATTTTGTCCATCTGTTGTTCACCTCCTTTCTATCTTTATTATATACTTGCGTAAGTATATTGTCAATAGTTTGTATACTTGCGTAAGTATATTTTTTGTACTTGCGTAAGTATCTTCGATGTGTTATTATATTATCGAGGTGAACATGATGGAGACAAAAGGAAAGTCTTCAACGAGGGCAAAGAATAAGTACAACGCCGCAAATTATGAACGACTGTATCCCTTCGTTCCAATGGGGCGTAAGGCTATATATGAAGCTGCAGCAAAAGCGGCGGGGATGAGCTTGAATGACTATATTAACAAGGCATTGGAAGAGAAACTTGAGCGTGACAGAAAAGAAAAGGAGGGGGGCTGACAGCTTGAGAATCAAAATCGGAAGCGTATGGGAATGCATAGAAGAGGATTCGGATTTATTCGGGAAGTTCTGCGTCGTTGAGGATATCGACGACGATCCGGACTTAAACGGGGATGGGACGATAGAGCTCATGTACGCGGATGGGTCAAAGTACTACGGAAAAGTTAGGCGGTTTATACCTGGTATTACACATAAACTACGAGAAGAGCAGGAGGCTTAGCGGCCGGCTTGCTCTTTTTTTTGTTACGTTTTCGCATTTTGTTTGCGTATAAATTGTATATTGATTTATAAGTTTGCGTTCGGTAAAATAAAGTAAAGTTTAGTACTTTCTTTAAGCATTAACAAATGGATTGAAGCACATACTAAAGAGAGCCGTGTTGCGAGCACGACTCCCACACAATAGCCGCTTTTAAGGGCGGTTGGCTTCAACAAAGTTTAGGTGCAGAAATAGACCGCATCCCTCTGTCAAAAAGGGCGGTCTATTTCTTTTTGTTTTGGATAAGCACCAAGACGATAGTCACGACCAGCGTTAGCAGCGCGATAATAAGCGAACCAAAACTGATCATGAGCGTCAAAGTGTCTTTAACCTCCACAGGCATCACCTCCCTTCCGAGAGGCTAGCCGACCGCCCATAAAGCCATTCTATTGTACAGGAAATATTATACATCATTTCGTTCCCATCAATCTACTATTTCCGCTCGTATTTGGAGTCGTTACAATTTACTTAGGTGATAATTATGTTCTTAGAACCTATGCTGCTTGAGACTCGGCCAACTGCATTCGATTCCCCGGCACATATTTTTGAACCGAAAATAGACGGTCATCGGTTGTTGCTTTACATTTCAGCCGGGCGGGTTCGACTATTTACGAGGCACCGGAATGAATGTACGCGGCAGTACCCTGAGCTATGGAGTGTTCCGTCTGATGCTGATGAGTTGATCCTGGACGGGGAAGTCGCCAGTGTTGATCCAGCAACCGGCATCTTTGATTTCGATCGTGTTATGGAGCGGTTCCAATTGAAGAAGGGGGATCGGATTCGCAGAGCTGCGGAAAGAAGGCCTGTGAATTTTGTTGTATTCGATATACTCCGGTTGAACGGGCGGGATCTGCGAGGACTCCCTCTAATGGATCGTAAACGAATCCTTGCTAACGTTTTACAGCCGAATGAGTACTTCACCCTCATTTCGTATGTAGAGGGCAGGGGAAGGGATTTATTTGAAGCTATCTCTGCGCGAAAATGGGAAGGGATCGTCGGGAAAGTGAAAGGGAGCAGCTATGTCGGCAGGAAGTCCTCGGAATGGGTGAAGATTATTCGCTGGGAGTATCACGATGTTTACATTGCCGGCTACAGAAAATCAGAATTGGGTTGGCTCGCTCACGTTCAGGAAGAAGGACGGCTACGTCCCGCGGGGATCATTGAGTATGGAATCACTCCCACAGCAGCTCGTGCTTTCTATGGAGTCAGTAAGCAACTGGTTGCGGGAGAGAACGGCGATTTTGTTTACTTGGAGCCGAAGATCCGAGCCCGTGTCAAGACGAGGAACTGGACAAAAGCGGGGATGTTACGGACTCCTGCTTTTGTAAAATTTATAGTATAGGTTAAAGGCTCTTCCTAAGCGGAAGGGCCTTTAATTTGGTATTAGTTGGACTGCTTTTTCTGCCGTTCGTTGATTTCATGAAGCAACCGTATAATCTCTGAAAATCCGATAAGCACAATACCGCTAACAACACTAGGAAAAGCAAATACCCAAATATTATTATTGAAAATTCCGTATAAAACTCCGGCAATAATTATGAATGCACCAAGGCCTTGAATAGTGAGAGCAGTTTTATTGTCATTCCGCAAAGTGTTTTTGACTGCAATTTTATCTTTGTCTTTATCTTGATCTTTTACTTTATATTCCACGTTCTTTCACCTTCATATGTCTCCATCGGATGGAGGATTTGCTATAGTTACTATGCATTGGTAATTATACCATTGGATTTATGGAAAATCATTCGGAAAGAAGGGAGATAATTTACTAAGATACACCAATACAGTATATTAGACCTAGAGATGGATAAGGGGAGATGTTATGAATTTCATTCTTTATATGGTTTTTGGAGTACTTGAGATATTTGCTCTATTTGCTTTAATGCTAAAAACCTTCAGATTTCCTTACTTTTCATATATCAAGGAGATAACGGTCATTGCGGTAGTAGTTACTTTTTTGTCATATTTAATCAGAGTTTATTTTGATATATTCCAAGTATACGATATTTTACTTCACATGATTCTCTATATTCTTTTTTTTCGATACATCTTTAAAATTAAGTACTGGAGAGCAATTATCATATCATTCACTTATTATGGTTATATTGTTCTGGTAATATTAGTATTTATGTTCTACACTTCGACCAATATAGTTACAAAAGAGGTATTGGAAGAACCGAATGGAATTTCTGCTTACATAATACAGTTTACTTCTGCAACTATAGTTTTCTTAGTCTCATACATAATTCATAAAATGAATACTGGATTTAGTTTTATAAGTGTACCGCCACACGATTTTATGGTGAAGAATCGACTTAAGAAGCATGATTTAATAGTTATTTTTTCAGTTCTAATTATTGCGATCATTGTGTTTTTGACTCTCTTTTTTATTTTTAGAAGCGCGAATTATATAAGCGTCCCTTTACTGATTTTATCGTATGCTGTGCTTGTTTATCTAGCTTACAGAAGGGATATGACCTTGTGAATGATCCAATAGAAATTGCAGCCGGTAAACTTGCGCATCTATCTAAGAAATGGAATCCGGATATTACGGCCGACGTAGAGGATATTAGGTATGGCGTGGCGCTCAGATTGAATTATTATTTGGTTATTCTTGGATGTTTGATCATTGGATTAGCGACTCAAAAGATTATGGAAACAATTATTTCCATGATAAGTTTCATTCTTCTTAGAAGATTTACAGGCGGATTACATATGCCGACCTTAACACTGTGTTTTGTTATCAGTGTCGGGTTGTTGAGCGGTATCCCTCACATTTTTCTCGGAAAAGTAGCTTCAATTGCTTTTAATGTATTGTCATTAATTCTCGTATTACTGTTTTCAGAAAGAAGACAACGGCACAATCTTATGGGTGCAAGCATGTTGATCGGTTCCAACTTAATACTCAATTCTGAAGCAGTATCCTTATCGTTCTTTGCGCAGTCCTTACTTCTAATACACTTTAAAAGGAGGTGACCTCACCCATGAAGAAACTCATCGCGAATATAATTGCTTCGTCTGCAAAAGAAGTCAACCAAGAGAATTGTAAAGAAGTAATTGGACTTCCGCAGGCTCCGAAAAAGGAAAGCCAAAAATAA